GACTATTCGACAGGACTAATTACAATCAATGCGATTAACATAACGTCTACCGTTAATGTTGACTCAACGATTGACTTCACCATGATACCTAACGGAAACGATGTTGTTGCGACACGAGGTATCTTAATTGATATTTCGACTTCCGATGTTAAGGTTGTCGGTGAAGTAGACACCATCGCAAGTGGTGAAAGTAGTGCAGGTGTAGGTTTTAAATCTACGTCTTCCTCTACATATTAATTATGTATAAGGTGGTCTGAGATGGTAGGTTCCATGCTCAGAGTAGCATCCCATTAACTTGGTTTTTATAGGAGAAAACAAAAATGGCAGATAAGAAAATAAGTGCATTAACACAAGTAGCAGACGCTGACATCGGTGCAGATGATTTGTTACACATTGTGGACAATCCAGGCGGCACACCTGTAAACAAAAAAATGACCATTGGTCAGATATTTGAAAATATCCCAACTCACTTAGCAGTTGACGATATTACTGTTGTATCAACAAGTGCGACTAACCTTGCAAGTTCCTTTGCGACTGATTTCAGTCTCTCAGCAGCTTCAGGTAACATCACACCTACACTTGATAACGGTACAGATACTGGTCAATTGAAAGTCATGTATTGTTCTTCAGTACATGGAAGTGGTCATACTGCGACTGTTACTATTACAAGTCCAGCTTCAGCTAGTTTTGATACAATATTGTTCAATGCTATCGGTGAAACTGCGATTCTGTATTGGAACGGAAGCAAATGGTTTATACTTTCCAACACTGGTTCAACAATCAGTTAATAGTATAGGAAACTAATATGTCGCATGACAAATATCTTAAGGATAGACTCTCATACAGGATTCCATCGTTGCTCCCTGAGTATTTACGAGAAGAATCACCTGCATTTGAAGCATTCCTAAAAGCATATTTTGAGTTTCTTGAGGCGGAAGTATTAGTACTTTCAAGTCAAAGCGATATAGACAGTTTACAACTAGAAGATGGTACTGGTAGTGCTCTCTATGAGAGCGCTACCGTATCGCCTTCGCCCGATGAAGATTCATCAAAAATCTTATACGAGAGAACCTCGAATAACCCTGATGCTGATGCAGACCCTTTAGAAGTAGGAGAGTATCTTGTCGGTAATACAAGTAAGTCCGTTGCGAAAATTGAGGTAATCAACGGCAATACACTATACCTCAAATCTATTTCAGGTAATGGTTTCGCATCAAGTGAGACGGTTACAGGAAGAAAATCTAACCAAACTGCAGTAGTTAAATCTTATAAAGAAAATAGTATTCTTGCAAGTAATAGACTACTAGACTATTCTGATATTGATAAAACTACAGAAGATTTCTTAGATTACTTCCAACAAGACTTTATGCCTTCAATCGATTTGGCATCTGTAAAAAATAAACGATTAACAATAAAAAATATTAAAGACCTCTATAAGAAAAAAGGTACTGCAGAATCAGTACAATTCTTAATGAGAATATTGTATCAACAAGATGCAACAATAAGACACCCTATTGATGAAACAATTCATGTGAGTGAATCAGGATACTCTCAACAGAGAAGAATGAGAGTTAACATACCAAATGGTATTCCTGAAGCAAACGATAAGATAACCCAATATGACGCATCTACTGGAATTACAATAGAAGCACAAGCAGTTATAGAAAACGTTTTTGTTGATAATGCAACTGTTGGACTATACAGTTTAGAGATTATGAACAATCATGTTGGAACTTTTACTGAAGGTTCAACAATTAAAATACTTGACCGTGACGGTATAACAACCCTAACTGGAACAGTCAACGGTATCATATCAGACGTGATTACAGGTTCTTCAACTTATCTACAACATGATGATGACGGTGATTTGCTTTTAGAAGACGGTGCAGGATTATTATTAGAAACAAATCCAAATCCTTATGGTTCATTATACTCATTAAACCACTTAATCAATATTACTGGTTCTAAATTAGATACAGATACAGTAGAAACAAAATCAAAAGTTAATGGTTTAACTGAAGGTTCAATCAAAGAGATTATGATTGAAACGCCAGGCATAAATTACGAAGCAGGAGATATGATTGTCTTCGAAGACGGAGTCGGTGGTAACGCAGAGGCAATTATTGGTTCTACTGGTGATGAAATGTTACTAGAAGGTGGGTCTGTATTTGGACATTATGAAATTACTGTGACTGCAGCTATGATTAATAACCCGTCTTCAGGTAAAACACTTATTGGTGGGCCAGGAGTCAAAGACGATAATAGTCATTACATTATATTCAATGACAACTCAGTAGATGTATATGTTGACGGAGTATTAAAAACACCTACTACAGATTACACTTGGCAAAATGATAGAGTCACATTCCAAACTGCATTGACAGCTGGTCAATTAGTAGAACTTTATACTGAATACAACAGAGTTACATACGAAGACGGAAGTGTTGTTGACTATAATTCAGATGACGGAAGAATAAGAAGTATCTTAATGAGAGACGGTGGAAGATTTACAGAGATACCAAAAGTTTTTCCAGGCGGTTATATTTACTTAAGTGATGTTTCAGGATTTACAGCAGGGGAAGTTGTTACAGGTGGTACGAGTACTGCAAAAGGAACTATCTCTAGTATTGATACAGAAAACAATAGACTTATAATTAAAAGACTTCCAACCCACACTGGTGTTTTTGCTGTCGGTGAAGTTATTACTGCTAATCCATCAGCAGTTACAGGAACAATTGTTCAACATAATGTATCTTCAGGAACAGGTGCAAAACTATTCGCATACTCAGATGATATTGGTGGTGTTGGTTCAATAAACATTACAGACCAAGGCAATCACTTTAATTATGATGGTTTAGTTTCTTCGAGTTCATATTTTAATATACTCATTAAGACACCTAGTGCCAATCTATTAAGGGATTTGGTTATTACTGGAACCCTATCAGGAACTACTGCAAAAGTTGTTTCATATGATGCAGATAGACACATTCTAACTTATAGAGATTTAGACGGTCAGTTCTATGACAACGAGAAAGTTACATTCAACGCAGCTGATTCATTCTATACTATAAAGGGAAATAACTTTGACGGTAGAGGATTGTACGCAGGTGAAGGTATAATCGAAGAACAAATAGTCGGAGATTATGGAACACTTAACGCAAACGCATCAAGAATCCAAGACGGTCTACTATATCAAACTCACTCATACGTTGTCAAGGTCGGAGAGTCAATTAACAAATGGAGAGGTATTGTAAAAGACTTACTTCACCCTGCAGGCCATATTGTATTTGGTGAAGTTGCGATTCAAAAAAATATAGACAGTGCAATGACTTCTACATTCAGACCTGTTATTGTTATTAATGCAGAACCATCATATAATTTTTCTTTAGAAGGTGAAGAAAGTTTACTGAGAGACGATGTCTCAGAAATAATGTTAGAAAGTTCTCATGAAACATATGTATTAGACGAGGACGGAAACCCAACTTCTGAATTGTCGCATTATGACATGAGACATAATATAGTATTAGAAGAAGCACCCGAACAAGGAGCGATTACATATAAGAGAACTACTACTAAGATATACACAATTGCAGAAAACATATTATTAGAAGATAATCATGGTCTCTTAATGGAAGACGGAAGTACTGTTGACTGCGAAGATTTTATAACAGCACTTGACGTATTCGCTTTATTAAGAGAGGCAGGACAACCTGCATATAACACCGACCCAAGAACAGGTAACGCAGTATCATCATTCGCAATGGTTGACGGTATTCAGACTGGTGAAGGAACAGAAATGTACGACTCTATGATGAGAAGTCGTCATTGGAACATTAATGTTATTAATTCCTTTGCAACTGTATATGGAGCTCAGAGTTCACCAAGACTAGACAACGTGATGTCAGTATTGAACATTGCAAATAAAGATTATGATTGGTTGGTCATAGAAAATGAACAACGACCTAGAGACCAAGGCAAGGTTATTCAGATAAACACACCAGTTGAAGAAGACTTAATATTAGAAGACGGTGGTTTGATATTAGACGAACCTGTACCAAATTATTTAAGAATGGACGACAGACTTGCAGAAAATGTATATCATCAAGGAGAGTTTGGTGAAAGAATTTTAGGTGAAGACGGAAGTGATTTAATATGTTTAGAAGATGCAACCACAACTTTAGAAATAACACACTTCACAACAGAAAGAAGTATAGAATTAGAAAGTGGTGGTTTATATTATGAAGACGGAGATAGAGTAGTATCTGAAACAGAACAAGTCTTTATTCAAGAGGATATGTCAGAGGTTGGAATAACTTCATATGTTCCTTTTGGAAGTACTTTTCGTTCACTAAATACTATTACAGGTCAACAGACTTATAACATTGCATATCTATTTAAACAGGAAAATGGAACTGCAAGCAATTCAGGAACACATGGAGATGACATTGCATTAGAAGACGGAATACCTTTCGGTGAATCGGATTACAATAGTGCAGGTAGTTCGTTCCTAATGAGAGAGGATTCAAAACCTGAAGGATTGAGAATGCAGGATTTAACAGAGTATTATCCGAATATGTTTATCCCTGAATTTGAAAACCAAGAAAGAAAAAGAACAAATATTACATATAGCGCATACATTAAGTCTGCCTAATGTTATAAATAACAATAATGCATAAATAGTATTATAAATATCTGAGGAGATTAGAAAAATGGCAGCAATTATTACCGAAAAGTTTAGAGTACATAACGCTAAACAATTCAAAGAAGATTTTGGAGAAAGTGCTTCTTCAACATATGTGTTTATAGGACGTTCACATTCGTGGCCGACAGACACTTCACCACCAACACCAGTTAACGGAACTTCAGAGGAAGTTGATGCATGGGCAGACATGACTGCATTGAAAAAAGTTGGTACTGCTGATGTGTCACATGGATTAACAAGATACGATTGGACTTCAGGAGTTAAGTATGATGAGTATGCACATGACATTAGTGCATCTAACACATCTAGTTCTACTTCTGCAACATCTTTATACGCATCAAGATTCTATGTAATGACTGATGAGTATCATGTTTATAAATGTATTCGAACAGGAAGAGCAACTGGTGGTACAACTGTAGCATCAACTGTTAAACCAACAGGAACCAGTGCAACTGCATTAGTTGAAACCTCAGACACTGGTGCTACCATGTATGGTTACCTTTGGAAATATATGTATACTGTAACTGCCTCAGATACAATTAAATTCGTAACTAATGACTTTATCCCAGTTAAAACAATCGGTGCATTGGCTACAGTAGACGGTGCTAGTGGTGCATTAGGAACAACTGCAACAAATGACGGTTCTTCACAATGGGACGTTGAGAATGGTGCAGTAAATGGTGGTTGTCACCACGCAATTGTTACCAATGAAGGTTCAGGTTACAATAACAACACTTATAACGAAGTTGCAGTAGTCGGTAATGGTTCAGGTGGTAAAGCAACTGTTGTTATCGCAGGTGGTAAAGTAACCCACGTTACATTTACAGGAACAAATGCAGCTTTTGGAACAGGATATACAGAAGCACAAATAATAATTGCAACAACTACGACAGGATTATCAGGAATTGGTGGTGGTAATGGTGCAACAGTTAAAGTTGTAATATCACCTCAATACGGACACGGTGCAGACCCAATACAAGAAATGGGTGGAAACCACGTTATCGTAAACTCAAGATTAGAGTTCGGTGAAGGTGGTGGAGATTTCCCAACTGATAACGACTTCAGACGAATTGGTTTACTTCAAGACCCATTCTCAACTGGAACAACAGTTGCGACTGCAACTTCACTAGCAGCTTATCACCAAATGACTGTATCAGATGCATCAGGCTTATCGGTTGACGATGTTATTAGAAGTGCAAACGCAGATGCATCAGGTGTTAAAAATTCTCGAATAGTTTCTATTACTGGAAATGTAGTTTCTCATATACCTATCGCTGATAGTGCAGGTGGATTTAGTAACTTTGCAGCTACAAATAATGTTTTCTTGGGAAGTTCAAACAAAGGAACTGTATCAAGTGTGAATGCAGCCTTCCCTGAATTAGTAAAAAATTCAGGACAGATAATGTATATCGAGAATAGGGGTGCAGTAACAAGAGCGGCAGACCAAATCGAAGACATTAAGTTAATCATTGAAATGTAATTATAGGGGAGTAAATCCCCTGTTAACTAAAATTTAGAGTTAAGGAATATGACTGAAAAGACAGATTTAAATGTATCCCCCTATTATGACGATTTTTCGGAAGACAAGAACTTCCATAAGGTATTATATCGTTCAGGTAGACCGTTACAGTCTCGTGAATTAATACAATCCCAATCTATCCTTCAAAACCAAATCGAAAGATTTGGAGACCATATATTCAAAGAAGGGTCTATTGTTCAAGGTTGTCAATCAGGACTTGATTTAGAACTCTATTATGTAAAGGTTAAATCTGCAAACCCAAATGCCGAAGGTGATGCAAACTCAGAAACATATAGAACTGCATCAGTAGGAAAATATTATCAAGGAAAAACTTCAGGTGTTGTTGCACAAGTTATGACAACGTCTGCAGAAACTTCAGATGATGCACTTACTCTTTTTGTAAAATATGTAAGACAAGGAACAGATACTAAAAACTCATTCACATTTACACCTGTAGAAGAAATACAAGAGGTTACTTTGGGTGCAACTGGAACACCTAGTGTTGTTACAGCAAATAAAAATGAGTTCGAAGTTAAAGCAAAAACAGATGCAGACAACCCAAATGGTTTAGGTTCTGTTGCAAATATCAAAGAAGGTATTATATTCATAAGAGGATTCTTTATCAAGGTTCCAGCACAAGAACTTATCTTAGAAAAATATTCAGGAGCTCCTTCATATAGAATAGGTCTTACTATTAAAGAATCACTAATCAGTGAAGTATCTGATACTTCTCTATTAGATAATTCACAAGGTACTTCAAACGAGAACTCTTCAGGTGCAGATAGATTAAAAATAGAGTTAGCATTAAGTAAGTACTCACTTACTACTACAGACGATACAGATTTCGTTGAATTGATTCGAGTCAATAAAGGTATTATTGAAATCGCAATCAACAAACCAATTTACGGTGCAATCGAAAACACAATGGCACGAAGAACATTCGATGCGAGTGGTGATTTCGTTACACAACAATTCACGCATAGTTTAAGAGAACACTTAGACGACACTACAAACAGAGGTTTCTACACTAAAGTAAATGGTGGAACTGAAGATAGATTTGTTATGCAAGTGTCGCCAGGTAAAGCATATGTTAAAGGATATGAGATTGATAAAGTTGGAACATCAACAATTGCATTTAAGAAAGCAAGAGATGCAACAAGCTTAGACAACGCAAATACTCCTGTTAGAATAGGTAATTACATTAAGATTAAAAATGCACACTCACTTCCTGAGTTTGGAAATGAGGGTGGAGAAGATAGTACTGAACCATTTAAACCAATAGAGATATGGGATTCTACAATTCCAGTGACCAGTCCTGTAGGTGGAACTAAACCTACTTCAGGTCAGATTGGACTTGCAAGAGTAAGAAATATCGATTTAGATACTGGTACATCTTCTTCAGGAATTTATACTGATGCATCTAGACACCAACTGTACCTTTTCGATATTAAGATGTTTACAAAGATTACAGGTACAACTGCAACTGCAGCTTTTGCTGTAGGTGATAAGGTTGTAGGTTCTATTTCAGGTGCAACAGGGATAGTCGCAGTTGCAGCTTCCGCTGGAGCTGCATCTATATTAGTTCATGACGTTGTAGGAACATTTACAGCTGCAGATGCTATATCAGCAGTCGGAAAAAACGATACTGCTGTAATCGCAAACGTTACTGCAGTTAGAACATATAATATTGACCGTGCAAGGTCAGTTACACAAACACCTCTTAATGGTGCAAGAGAAATCTTTACTGCAGACATTTATGCAGACCAAGACAATACACTAACAGGTAGTTGTACTATTACTGGTAATACTGCTCTTACAGGTTTCGGAACAAAATTTACTACACAACTTAAAGAAGGCGACATCATTATGGATGGGGCAGTTCCGCCTGTTGAAAGAGTGGTTGCATCAATAACAAGTGATATAGCCGCTACTATTGGTGGAACTGGTAATAACCTTACCAACGCAAATTGTACACGAAGAAGGGTAAGAGTATTCAATCAAGACCAAACAGCTGCAATTGCATCATGGCCAAGAGATTGGGTTAAAACCCACAATGGTGAATCAATACAAATAAGAAGACAAACAACTGTAGAGATTGGTTCAGGTGCTTTCTCAATTTCAATTAGTAACGGAACTTTTGCTGCTTTAAATACTGATAACTTTACAATCGCAGTTGCAGAAGAGAAAGCTGGTGGAAGTTTCTCTAAAGGAGACCTTCTAAACATAGAAGATATGACCACAAACGTAAGTGGTTCAGGTGGTGGTTCAGGTCAAACATTAGCAGTTAGTAATATAAACGTAAACAATAATGATGCAGTTCTTAAGATTACATATACTGCAAATGTTGTAGACCCAGTTTCAAGAAGTAAGACATTAAGAAGTGCAAGATGTCTTGGAGTAGAAAGTAATAGGGTTGCCAATGGATACTACGGAACTGCATATGACGATGAAGAAATATCACTAGGTGTTGCAGACGTACATAAGATTCGAGGAATTTATGAAGCAACAGGTGGTGCAACTACACCATTACCACCAAGTGCAACATTTACAGTTTCTTCAGGTTCTTTTGTAAACTATGAAACTGTTATAGGTCAAACTTCTAACGCACACGCAATTATTATTGCAACTGGTGGAACAACATACTTCTACTATATCTCAGGAACATTAGTAAATACTGAAAATGTGGTTGGTCAGACTTCAAATGCAATTGCAACATTAAGTAATGTAACTGCAGGTGGACAAAATATTATGTCAAGATACTTCTTTGACAATGGTCAAAGAGACGGATACTATGACATTGGGAAATTAACATTAAAGACTGGAGCTCCAAAACCAAATAATAAAATTCTAATAGTATTTGATTATTTCACACCTTCAGGTGCAGGAGATTACTTTGATGTATCTTCATATAATGCGATAGAATATAAAGATATACCAGTATATTCACCAAGTAGAGTGGACTTAGGTGGTTTAGAACCTGATGGAACATTTGAACTTTCAGATTGTGTTGACTTTAGACCAGTTGTAGGACAAATTATTGGAACAACTACTTTTGGTTCTAACAACGCACAAGACGTAACAAACCCAGTAGACCTATCACATAGCACTAACGGTGCTGTTTACTCACCATTCGGGTATACTACAGGTAGAAGTTTCTTAGGTGCAAGAACAGGTATTGCTGAGACTAATACAAACACAAACGATATGCCAGTATCAGGGTCAAGTGTGGTGGGTGATATATCATTCTACGTTGGTAGATATGATAAAGTGTTCTTACATAAATCAGGTAAGTTCCAAATATCGGAAGGAACACCTGCATTATCACCAACTAAACCAAAATCAGTCGATGACAGTATTGAAATGTTTGACCTTTACATTCCACCTTTCACAAAGAATTTAAAGAACATAAGAATTAGGTCTAAAGACCACCGTAGATTTACCATGAGTGATATTGGTAGAATTAATAACAGGGTTACTAACCTAGAAAGAGTTACTTCTCTATCTTTACTAGAAAGAGACACTCAAACAAAACAGATTTTAGATGGAGACGGATTTGATAGATTTAAATCAGGTTTCCTAGTGGATAACTTCAGAGGACATAGGGTTGGTGATGTAACCCACCCTGATTACGAATGTGCGATAGATGTTAAAGCGGGTGCAATGAGACCACAATCTTATCAATCATTCTTTGACATTGAGTTAAACACTTCTTCTTCTACCAGTTATCAGAAGACTGGTGATTTAATTACACTACCATATACAGAATCAACCTTTGTACACGCAGATAAAGCTTCTAGAATAAGTAATGTTAACCCTTATAGTGTATTCTCATTCATGGGTTCACTTAAGTTATCGCCTGCAACAGATATATGGCATGACACTACACAACTTCCTGAAGTAAGAATTAACAGAGAAGGTAACTTTGATGCAATTAAGTCTACAGTAGAAAATTCATTAGGAACAGTTTGGAACGCATGGCAAACAACATGGGTCGGAGAACCTACTGTAGTATCAACTGAAGTTCAGTCAACTTCAAATGGTTCTTGGTCAGGAGACCCAACACAAGGTGGTGAGTGGCAAGCAGGTGAAGAAGTAACTAGAGAGATTACTGAAACTGTAGAAACACAAACAAGAACAGGTGTAACAACAAGTGTCGTAGAGGACTTTGTTGAAACTAGAGGGGATAGAATAGTAAGTGTTACTCTTATTCCTTTCTGTAGAGCAAGAACAATTACACTTGACGGTGAAAACTTAAAACCAAACACAAACCATTACTTCTTCTTTGATAGTATAGATGTAAATGCATATGTTAGACCTTTCAGTACAACATATTCACAAGACAATGGAACCTCAGTTGGTTCACATTGTAAAACAGATGGAGCAGGTAGAATAAGAGCATACTTTGAATTACCTAATAATCCTACGCAAAGCTTTGCAACTGGTATGAGAGAAATGAGAGTAACTTCAAGTTTTTATAACTTACCTAACCCTGCATCTGCTTGTGCTGAAGTTTATCAAGCACAAGGACTATTGCAATCGTCTCAAACCGAAATTACTTCTACAAGAAATGGTAGAGTTGTTTACGAACAAATGAATGAACAAAGAGACATAATTTCAAGAGGGGAATCAATAAACGTAAACCCAGTAGACGAAGATGCACCACCAATTCCAGTTGATACAACGGAACCTGATCCAGTTACAGGTGGTGGGTTCCCGCCTGCCCCACCTAGTGGCCCAGGCAGAGCTCTTGATGAAATGGATTTATGGGAACCTGATAGATGGATGGATTTCAGAGAAATGAGAGGTTGGAGAGACCCACTTGCACAATCATTCTTAATAGATTCAACTGGTGGTATGTTTATGTCTTCAGTAGACTTATACTTCCAAACTAAAGATGACACCTTGCCTGTTTCTGTAGAAATCAGAACAATGCATAATGGTTATCCTGCAAATGTAGTAGTACCATTCTCTACTATAACAAAGAATCCTGCTGATGTCAACACTTCAACAGATGGTTCAACTGCAACAACATTTACTTTCGAATCACCTGTATACTTGGACGATGGGGTCGAGTATTGTTTCGTAGTTTACACTAACTCAGATTCGTACAACTGTTTTGTATCAAGAATGGGTGAGAAAGACCTTGCAACAGGACAAACAATCGCAGAACAACCATACGCAGGTTCATTGTTTAAATCACAAAATAACAGTACATGGACTGCAGAACAAACAGACGACTTAAAATTCCATTTGAAACGATGTGTATTTGATACAACTAAGATTCCTTATGTCTCTTTTGACAATGCGGCCATACCTACTCAGATAATACAAGATAATCCAATACAAACATTCTCAGGTCAAGACTATGTTAAAGTTTATGCTTACTCACACGGTATGTATCACACTAGTTCAAGCACTACAATTGCAAATGTAAAAGGGGACACTACAGGTTCAGTATTAACAATAACTGCAACAAACAGTGGCGGAACTCCTGCAGACGGAACATATACTCCTGCAGTTACAGGTGGATCAGGTTCGGGTATGACGGTTGAAATTGTAGTATCAAGTTCAGGTTCATCTATTGTAACAAAAATCACAAATCCTGGCTCAGGATACAAAACAACTGATAACAACGCAGTATGTACAAACTATAATGGTGCTTGTGATTTAGCTGTTGCAATAAATTCAGTTGGTGATACACTAGGTGGAATGCCAGTTGACGCTATAAACGCATCATTCAATGCATTGAAGAATATCGGAATAGATACATTCTGCGTAACTCCTTCATTGTCTGCATACAACTTTAAAACTGGTTACACTGCAACTGCATCAACAGTAGGTGGTGGAGAAAGGGAATGGGCTAAAGATGATGATTCTGACAGTGCCACTTACAATCAACAAATAGTTGTTGGTGGTGTTACAGCAACAAGAGATTTTTACTTTGATACACTACACACAATGATACCTAATATTTCTGCACAAGGAACTAAGATAAGTGCAACAGTTAAAACTACTCCAATGTATTCACCTGAAGGTTCTATAAGTGGAACAGTTTACACTAAAGGCACTACATCAAAACCCATTACGTTAAATGATAACTCATGGTTCTCGCACCCAAGTGTGATTGCATCACCAATTAATGAAACGAACAACATGAGTGGTGTTAAATCATTTGAAGTTGGACTGCAATTATATTCCAATAATCCTAATATATCACCTGTTATAGATGTTGCAACAATTGGTGGTTTAGGTATTATGAACAGAATCAATAATATTGATAGTTCTTCAGATGTACCTACAGGAACCACATATATCGATTCTACGCAACCTGACGGTGATAGTAATGTTATGACATACATCACTAGAAAAGTGTCTTTAAAGACTCCTGCACAAGGACTGAGAGTAACAGCAGACTTCTTTAGACCACCAACAACAGAATTAAAAGTTTTATATAAAGTTCTTAATAATGATGACGAAACACCGTTTGATGATTTGGGTTGGAAGTATTTCAACACTACAGGTGCTCCTGATACAACAACAGAAGCAGATGCGAGAAACTTTAAAGAATATGAGTTCACTACAGACGACTTAAACGAGTTCAGTGCATTCTCAATTAAAATAGTAGGACAAGGAACAAATACATCAGTAGTACCAATGGTATCTGCACTTAGGTGTATTGCGATTGCATAATGGCAACAGTTAAGACTCGGTATATTCAAGTAGAGGGACACTCAAATTTACTTAGAGATGAGAGTTCAACTGCAATAGTAAGTAACGATATGAGTTCTTATGAACTACATAAAAGAAGAAGAGAAACATTTAAGGTTCAGAAGAACGAGATAAATACATTAAAGGATGAAGTAAGTGAAATTAAAAATTTATTACATACATTAATAGAGAAGGTAAATGGCTAAAACAGTAGACCAATTCAGTACAATAGAAGACTTCAGAAAGAAGTACAACGAACTTGCAATAGATGTAGGGGACAAGACTGGCCTACGAACAACTAATACTGCAACAGTAATTGATGCACTTAATAGTTTAGAAGATAAAGCATTCTTCTTTCAAGAGTTTGTTTATACTGCAACTGCAGCTCAAACAACATTTACTGGTGCTGATAGTGCAGGAAACCACCTTAAATTAAGAAAAGATAGACTTCAAGTATTTAAAAATGGTGTTCATTTAATAGAAGGAACAAACTTTAACATTACTGGTGCTGATACTGCAGGAAATTATACAAATATGGTTTTGACTGCAGCTGCGAGTGCAGGTGATATTGTTATTGTCTATGCATTTACTGGTTCATACTTAGGGACTTCTGATGGTACTGCTGGTGGTGGTGGACACTGGACAGAAACAGCTGCTGAAACAATTTATAACCTTAATGATGCAGGTATTATTTTAAATGGAGATGGTTCTCCCAACCAAACAGTAGAACTACAAAGTGGATACACTATTCAACTTGCAGGTAAGACATACTCAGAAGGTGATATGTTATTTGCAAACAATAAGAGTGTCACTACAAGTGGAAGTGGACGATTTGTTGGAGACTTAAACGGTAATGCAGACACGGTAACAAATGGTGTTTACTTAAACTCTACTCAAACAGTGACCAATAAAACACTGAGTGGTTCGAATAACACTTTTCAAAATATACCAAACAGCGGATTAGCAAACGATGACGTTACTATAGGTTCAACTACAGTTGCTTTGGGTGCTACTGCGACAACTTTTACAGGTCTGACCAGTGTAACCTCAACAACATTCGTTGGTGCCTTAACAGGTAATGCGACAACTTCTTCGACAACTGCAGCTATAACTGGACACAGTCTTCAGAATTTAGCAAACGTAAGTGCAAGTGCAACACCCTCTTCGGGACAAGTATTATCTTGGACTACTGTAGGAGGCGGTTCATGGACAAACTCAAACCCAGCTGCAACATTTACACAAGCAGATGCTAGAGGCGCATTGTCAGGTGGAGACGGTATAGATTATAACAGTTCTAGTGGAGTAATAAAAACAGACCATGCAAACGGACTAACTATTGACAGTGGAAAAATTGAACTCGATTACGAAACTGTAAATTCAGCACCAGGCGGTGTTGGTAGTACTGCGACAGGACACTTATGGTTCGTCATATAAGATTATGTTATGTCTAAAGAAATATTTATAAACACTGGTACTAGTTTTCAACAACAGTATATTGCGAGACAACCTGCGATTGGAACTGCTCCTATTACTGCACAATATGATGCACAAGGAAATGCAAGTCAGCAGTCTCCGTTCACTTACGCTCACAGGTCACCGTTCACTTATAGAAATCCTGTAAATAGTCAGACACCTTATATCGCAAACGCAAGACAACCTAACACTTACAGAAATCCTGTAAACAGTCAGTCTCCATATATTGCTAATAGTCAGACTCCATTTACATATGCACGACAAGCTCAAGCAACGTATCCGTATGCTGCTAGCGACCAACAACCGTATCCTTACAATGCGAATAGTCAGACTCCATTTACCTATCAACACAGGACTCCGTTCACTTATAGAAATCCTGTAAATAGTCAGACTCCGTTTAACTATCAGGCAAGACAGCCTGGAACTTATAGAAATCCTGTAAATAGTCAGACTCCATTTACATATAATCACAGGACTCCGTTCACTTATAGAAGTCCTGTAAATAGTCAGACTCCATTTACATATAATCACAGGTCGCCATTTACCTATCAAGCAACAGGGACACAACCTTACATTTACACATTCACTTCGAATGGAGATGTTACTAGATATGAACCTGGCGGAAAGATTAGTGTTTATTTTCAAGCAACAAATATGTCTCCAGCTTTGAGTCTAGATGGAGATGGTTTAACTGTTTATTCTCATCGTGACGGTGGTGGATTAAAATTATCTTGGAGTAGTCTTAACACTAACTGGACAACTTGTCGGATCGGGTCAAGTTCTTCAAATTATACTACATTAACAAGAACCACAGATTTTACTGTTACTGGCGGTATTCATCATACTGGGGCATCTCAAGGTGCCATTGTAGGCAGCCCGATTTATATTCCGAATAGTAATGGTGCATCTTTGTACTTTGCTTTACTAGGTTAACATGAATAATTTAATATACAAATATACGATTGATAATCATAAAGAACTTAATAAGAGTCTTTTAGATTTCTTTGACGCTTTACCTACTCAAATTGGTAATCAAGATTATAATTTAGGAATTACTAAATTTGATGGGCATAACCACCCTTCTTCCCCTATCTTACCAACAGGTTGGCAATACCAAGACTCAATTAATGATTATACTGGTGGTAGTGGAGATATTGATGAATGGGATATGAATGTAAAGGGGTATCCTCATATAGAATATAAGAAAATGTTCTTAGATGCTGTAGAGAATAAATTTCATGACCACGCAAGGTTTCATATACAGCCAGAAATTACTGGTTTAGAATATAAATTTAATATTATGCATATGTGGTATCACCAAATGTTTCAATCAGATTATATCAGTTGGGATAATCATCAATGGTGTCAATGGTCAGCAGTATATTTTATAGAAGTACCAAATCAAAAGTATATTACAGAATTTTTGAATCCTGAAACGCAAGAAATTATACAACCTAAAGCTGAGGAAGGAGATATGCTTATATTCCCTTCTTGGTTATTACACCGTGCCCCTAAAATGGAAACGAATGAACGTAAAAGTATTATAGCTTGGAACATGGACGTATGTTATGTATTCCCGAAAAATCATATTAAGAGTTTAAAAGAGTCGCACCCAAATAATTGGAGTAATAACTATAAATATGAAGTCAAACAAGCAAAACAAGTAGACTATTTGGGGGTAGCGTAATGCCTATAGGACAACAACCATATCCATACCCTGCAATTGGACAGCAACCTTCTATTGGTAATGCGAGACAACCTAACACTTACAGAAACCCTGTAAGTGGTCAACAACCGTCTATTGGTAATGCGAGACAGCCTGGAACTTATAGAAGTCCTGTAAATAGTCAGACACCTTATATCGCACAAGCAAGGCAGCCTGGAACTTATAGAAGTCCTGTAGCTGGACAACAACCGTCTATTGGTCAAGCGAGACAGCCAGGCATATATGTAAGACAGGGACGATTACCATTTACATATTCTAGACAAGGGCAAGTAACGTATCCATATATTGCACAGGCAAGACAGCCTGGAACATATCAGTCAAGACAGCCTGGAACTTATAGAAGTCCTGTAAATAGTCAGACTCCGTTTACATATCAAAACAGACAGCCTGCAACTTATAGAAGTCCTGTAAGTGGACAACAACCTTATATCGCACAAGCAAGACAACCAAACATTTATCAGGTTCCCTATACGACACAGTACACATTCCAACAACCGTATGCATATCAGGTAACTTATCCAACAACTAGAACTATTGGGCCTCTTGCAAAAGTTAAAGGGGTATTCGTGAATGATGGTGGAACTTTAAGGAAGTTGGATAAAGTTTATGTGAACGATGGAACACCTACTGTAAAACAAATTCACCAATCTGTTCCTTCGGCACAGTATCAAACATAATTTGGACTAAATAGTAATATGGCCATTATTGCAAATATTTTTATAGACCAAGGCGCAGATTTCTCAATAACTGTAGATGTATCTGATGTAAATGGTAATCAGTTAAATTTAGCGGGATATACTGCGGCTGCACAAATAAGAAAGACCTATGAGTCTTCAACACTTAGTGCAACTTTCACCACAGCTATATCAAATCCAACAACAGATGGTCAGGTAACTTTGTCCTTAACAGATACAATAACTAAGGCATTATCGCCAGGCAGATATGTATATGACTTGATAGTAACAGACGCTTCAAGTATATCTACTAGAGTAGTAGAGGGACAAGCAATTGTAACACCAGGCGTAACGAGGTAATATTATGGCAATTAAAGGAACATTAAGTAGAGTCGCAACTATAGGCGGAAACGTTGTTGGGGCAGGAAATGTTCGTGCAAAACAAGTCGCAATTGGTAACGCAAATACGACTGTTAGTTTAGCTGCGAAATCTATTCAGGAGTTAGCAGATGTAAACGCTTCTGAAACAGATGACGGACTTTTGACATATAATGCAACAACTGATAAGTGGGAAACCACTACTAACCTTGACGGCGGTACTTTTTAAGATAGGAAGAAAATGAGTGAAATGGATATTTACAATATTGCTTCTTGTGTCTGCAGCTGGTAGCTGCGAACCTTTAAACGCAAAATCAAAAGACTGGACTGAAAAAGAAAGAAAGCTTTGGCATTCTTATATAGCCTTATCTACAATCGACACAATTCAGACAATAAGAATGATAGATTGTCAGAAACGACCACACTGTCCACTCGTAGAAAAGAATCCAATATTAGGTAAAAGACCTGAGAAGCATGATCTAATTGCTCTTAAACTCGTGGGCAATGCAATTATCTACAATCTGTTAGATAGAGATGATGTTGATAGAGAGAAAGCTCTCAAGTGGTTGAATGGTACTCAGGCATTTGTGGTAACACATAATGGCTTCGCATGGTACAAAAGATTCTAATGTAGGCATTTCAATTGTCTAAATACTAGTACAAACATCAAGGATACCAACCAGTGAGGTATCGACCCACATAGTGAGTGGACTGTTAAATTTATAATGTAATCACGACCTGAATAGTGCAAGGTCACAACAATAATTTAATTTTATAGGAAATATAAAAATGGCAACAGTAATTCAAATCAAACGAAGTACAGGTTCTAGTGCGCCAGCTACGAGTAATCTAGCAGAAGGCGAATTAGCATATGTACAGGATAGGTCGAATAGTGGTGCTGGGGCAAAACTATACATTGAGTCAGTAGATTCTGATAACTCTACTCCATTAATCCAAGCGATTGGTGGTAAGTATTATACAGATATGCTTGCTGGTTCAAGTGCAACTCCTGCCAACTTTAAAGTTGGTAATAGTGCAACTGCAGGTGCGAGTCTTCAACTTTTAGAAGATTCAGATAACGGAACAAATTTTGTTGCGTTAAAAGCTGCTGATACTTTAGGTTCAAGTGTAACTTGGACATTGCCTTCTGCTGATGGTTCAGCTAACCAAGTTATCGGAACCAACGGCTCAGGAACCCTTTCATTCCTATCAACAACATCAACAGTCGCAGGTGCAACAGATACTAATCTAACAACACCAGCTGACGGTTCAATGATGTTATACGATACAGGAACGTCTAAATGGATAGATAATATAATGTCAGGTGATGCTACTATGGCAGACACTGGTGTTCTAACAATCGCTGCTGGTGCAGTAGAGAATGCTATGTTAGCAGACGACGCTGTCGGTGCTGACGAATTAGCAGCTTCTGCAGTTGTATTCGGTTCTTTAGCAGGCGCTTTAGTTCAGACTTCAGGTGAAGCATTCGCAGATAACGATACAACCGTTATGACTTCTGCAGCTATCTTGGACAAAATCCAAGCAACTGCAACACTAGAAGACTTAGATGTCGCTGGTGATTCAGGAACAGGTGCAGTAGATTTAGACTCTCAATCATTAACAATCGCTGGTACAGCGAACGAAATTGAAACAAGTGCAAGTGGACAAACTATTACAGTAGGTCTACCTAACAACGTAACAGTTGGTGGAAACTTAACAGTAAGTGGAAACATGGTAACTGATGATATTACAACGGCAACGTTGACTACTTCAGGAAACTTAACAGTTACAGGTAACTTGGCAGTTAATGGAACTACAACAACAGTTAACTCTACTACAGTTAATATCGCAGACCCAGTATTCGAAATCGGTTCTGATTCAAGTGATGATAACTTAGACAGAGGTATCAAATTTAAGTACAACTCTAGTGGTGCTAAAATTGGTTTCTTTGGTATGGACGATTCAACAGGTAAATTTGTCGCTCTTACAAGTGCAACAGATACTTCATCAGTGTTCTCAGGAACAGCGATGCCTGCTGTATTTGGTGCATTAGAAATCAGTTCAGCTGCAATCACGGGTTCTATCTCATCTTATGCAGGTGGAGCTCCTACAGACGGACAGGTACTAATTGGTGATACATCGGGTGGAGTTTTTGATAAAGCAACACTTACTGCTGGTGACGGAATCGACATCACTAACGGTGCAGGTGCAATTACAATTGCAACTGAAGTATCCAGTGCTTCAAATCTAGGTTCTGTAATTATCGCAGTTGGAGAAGGTATGGACGTTGCGTACTCAGGTGGTACTGCTACTCTTTCAGGAGAGGATGCAACTACTGCTAATAAAGGTATCGCAAGTTTTGCTTCTGCAAACTTCACGGTAACTTCAGGTGCAGTCGCAATAACAGCTTTAGACGGCGGTACTTTCTAAGGTACTCATTAATAGGAGTCAAAAATGGCAACAGTTATTCAATTCAAAAGGAGTTCTACACAGAACGCCCTGCCAACTACGAGTGATTTATCACTTGGTGAGTTAGCAGTAAATACCTATCACGGTAGGTTTTACACTGAAAAAAATGACGGTTCAGCAGCCATTGTGGAAGTTGGGAGTAATCCTAAAACTTTTACTATCAATGATGCCTTAACGTTTCCGACAGCAGATGGAACAAGTGGACAAATCCTTTCAACAAACGGTTCAGGTACTATAGGTTTTACTGATGCAGCTTCATCAGGATTAACAACCTTTATCTATACTTGTACTGGGACACAAACAGTGTTCTCAGGTGCCGATGACAACAGTGCTACTTTAGCATACACTGTTGGACTGGAAGGAGTTTACTTAAATGGTGTAAAACTAGTAGCAGGAAGTGACTATGTCACAACTTCAACTAGTGTAATTACACTACAAGCAAATGCTGTGTCAGGAGACATCGTACAGGTTGTAGCGCAGACTTCAGTTTCAAACTTAGTTCAGGGGTATTATACTACTTCTGCTCTAACAGCGACAACTGCAAATCAAGTGTTAAGTTCGAACGGAGTAGCAAATAAGTCAATTAAATATGTCATATCTGCAACCCATTCAACAGGAACACACGCTGCTGAAGTATTATTAATAAACAACGGTACGAATGCGTATTTCACTCAATACGGTGATGCATACTCAGCGTCTTCACTATTTACTTTATCTTCGGATATCAATAGTGGAAACATGAGATTGCTAACAACACCTGCGAATACAAATACAACATTCAAAACCTTCCAAATTAGATTAACATAGGAGAATTAACAAATGGCTAAGACAAATAGTTTTAAAATCGCTGAGTTAATTCGTGGTATTCAGTTTGATGTCGCAACAGATGTTATAACTACTACTAAACATATTAACTCTAAAAGTAAGAAGGTTGGTAACCAAACTAAAACGTCAACAGCACAATTCAGTTTAGATACATTTTCGAAAACAGATTATCGAGCTGCAAGATACATTATTGCAATGAGTCAAGGTACAAACTTTCACTCAACTGAAATAATGTTGGTGCAAGACGGTTCAGTAGTCACATTAACTGCATATGGTACTTTAAAAGATACCAACCTTGCAACAATTGATGCTGATATTAGTGGTTCAAATGTTCGTTTATTGGTCACGCCTGCGAGTAATACCTCAACGGTCATCAAATTTGATAGAACATTGGTAGATGCTTAATCTTCAATAAATCATGATTTAAAGGGGCTCTTCGGAGTCCCTTTTCTTTTCTGCATACTTTTAAAGTATAAATAGTACTATGGCTACTCAATCCAAATTTTACGCAGACTTAGGTATTAAATCGTTAACCCACACTGAGATTGATGGTAATCTTACAATTGGTGGGAATCTAACGGTACAAGGTACACAAACAATAATCGATTCTACAACAAGTTCAGTTGTGGATTCCATGATGGAACTTGCGAGTGGAAACACTTCTGCAGATTTAATTGATATTGGTTTTTATGGAAACTATAATGACGGCTTAAGTGGTGAAAGTGGTGTTTCTGAATACACGGGTTTATTCAGAGATGCAACAGATTCAACATGGAAGTTATTTGACGGGTTAGAAGTAGAACCCACAACTACAGTTGATTTAAGTGGAAGTAATTATGCTCTTGCAGATTTACTTGTTGGTGATTTAACTGCAACAACAATAACTGCAACAAATGGTCTTACAGGTAATTCCATAACCTTTCCAACCAGTGATGGAACAAATGGACAATTTATAAAAACAAATGGTAGTGGTGCATTATCATTTGGAGATGCAGGTGGTCTTACAGAAGGAACACTAACAACAACATCAACGTCTCAAGCAACTTTGGATTCATGGGCAATCGCAAGTTACAGAAGCACAAAATACCAAATTCAAGCAAGTGATTCGACTTCGGGTGAATACCACGTTATCGAAATACAAACTTTACATAATGGAACTACAGGATACCATGTTCAATACGGAGAAATGCATACAGGTTCTTCTCCTCTTGCAACATTTACTGTAGATATTAACATTGGGACACTTAGACTCAGGGTAACACCTGCAAGTACTAATTCTACAGTGTTCAAATTTAAGAAAATAGAGATTGCAGTATAAAATAATTAAGAAAGTTTTATTAATCATGGTTTGGCAAGACAATATTTAACTAAATAATGGTATAGTTTTATAATAAACCCACATATAATAGGAAAATTTCATGGCAACTCAAAACAAATTCGTTATAGAATACGGGCTAAAAGTAGGAACAGCTGATGTAATTGATAGTTCAGGTAAGTTAGCAGCTGCCGCTTTATCAACACTAGACTCAGATGACTTATCAGAAGGTTCCACAAATTTATACTTCACGACTGGAAAAGTCGATACCCATTTAGCAAATGCTTCGGCCGCAAAGACTATCAATAATGTGGCAATTGACGGAGGCACAATCTAATGGCAGGAGAAAAGAATTTTAACGTAAAGAACGGTCTATCCGTTGGTGGTGTAGAGGTAATTAACTCATCAGGTGACTTGGTCGCTGGTGGAGTTGGAACTGCAGTAAACGAAGCAATCGCAGATAAGATTGGTGGAATAATCAGTGCAACAGGTGGTGCAACTGCAACATACAATGACGGTGCAGATACAATCGTTATTGATGTACCAATTACCGATGAAGACAATATGGCGTCAAACAGTGCAACGGCACTCGCCTCTCAACAATCAATTAAAGCATATGTAGATGCAGTTACAACATCACTTAACGCACAAGATTTAGATATTGCATCAGATAGTGGAAGTATTGATGTTGATTTAGATACTGAATCGTTTACTATTGCTGGTGGTGCAGGTATTGACACTTCTGCAACTGGAACTACACTAACAATCGCAGGAGAACTTGCGACAGAAACTAATGCTGGTATCGCAACATTTGACGGAACAGACTTTACAGTCTCAAGTGGTGATGTCACAGTAAACGCAGAGAGAGTTCAAGACATTGTCGGTGCAATGGTATCGTCAAATACAGAGAGCGGAGTTACAGTTGCATATCAGGACGGAGACGGAACGCTTGATTTTACAGTCGGAACACTTAACCAAAGTACTACAGGTTCTGCAGCTACTTTAACAACTGCAAGAACTTTAGCATTTACAGGAGATGTAACAGGTACAGGTAGTTTTGATGGTTCTGCTAACTTATCAACTGCATTAACTATAGCAGCCAATAGTGTTGCATTAGGAACAGACACAACAGGAAATTATGTAGGAACAATAACTGGTGGAACTGGTGTTACTTCATCAGCTGCAACAAGTGGAGAAGGTACAACACATTCACTATCCATTGGTCAGGACATTGCAACTTCAGCTAAACCCTCATTCGCAGGTGTTACAACAACTGCGGCTTCTACAATCGGTGGTCATATCCTACCGACCACAGACGATACTTACGATTTAGGTTCTGCAAGTAAACAGTGGAGAGATGTCTTTGTTGGGCCAGGTTCATTATATGTTAACGGTCAGAAAGTGGTTGAAGACGATTCAGGAACAATTACAATTTCTGCAGACTCTAACCAAAACGTAAAAGTATCAACTTCAGGTTCAGGTGATGTTGAATTAGACCCAACAGGAACTGGTCAGATTGAATTGAAAGGCCCAGTACAAGTTACTGCAGGTTCTAACATTTCATCTTCAGACGGAAACGCAATTGCATTCTCAAACTCAATTGACGTAGATGCAATCGAATCAAGAAGTGCAAATACTAACTTAACTTTGACTGCAAACGGAACTGGTGTTGTTGCACTTAACGATAATGTAACAATTGCAGGAACGCTAACAGTTTCAGGAACAACAACTACAGTTAATTCAGAAACAATTAACCTTGCAGATAACATTATTGTTCTTAACTCAAACTTCACTTCAGGTTCACCTTCAGAAGATACTGGTTTCTCAGTATTAAGAGGTGGAAGTGCAACTAAATCCTTTATATGGGATGAATCAGAAGACGAATGGTCAGTTGGTTCAGAAAAAATAGTTGCAGGAACATTTGAAGGAAACCTCGTTGGTAATGTAACTGGTAACGTAACAGGAAATACTTCAGGTAGTTCAGGTTCAACAACAGGTAATGCTGCTACAGCGACTATTCTTGCTAGTGCAAGAACAATTGGTGGTGTATCATTTAATGGTAGTGCAAATATCAACTTGCCAGGTGTTAATGCATCAGGTACTCAGAATACTTCAGGAACAGCTGCTGGATTAAGTGGTTCTCCAAATATTTCAGTAGGTACAATCGCTTCAGGTGCGATTACAATCACTAACGCAACAAATGCTGGTGGAACTGCAAGAAATATTCATCAATCTACTTCTGCTCCTACAGGTGGTGCAGGTGCAGTTGGTGATTTGTGGGTATTATACTCCTAATAGTGGGGTATAAATACCATATTAATAATTTAAAAACTTATAAGGCAGTATAGATGGCAACAGGAAAACAACACGTCAAAACACCTACAGGTTGGAATGCCACACAAGGTGCGTGGGTAAAGACGGGTGGAACGACTTGGAAAGCTGCAGAACAGGTTTATGTAAAGACTGGGCCTTCCACTTGGAATAACGCTTCGGGTCAGACTTCAGTTCAACAACCTTATCCATACATTGCTAATAGTCAGACTCCAAGTATTGCGAACGCACAACAACCTTATCCATACATTGCTAATAGTCAGACCCCAAGTATTGCGAATAGACAAAATCCGTACCCTTATATAGCAAATGCTCAAGCTCCAAGTATTGCGAACGCTCAACAACCTTACCCGTATATAGCAAGCAATCAGACCCCAAGTATTGCGAATAGACAAAACCCTTACCCGTATATAGCAAGTAATCAGACTCCATATATTGCGAATAGACAAAATCCTTATCCGTATATTGCGAGCAATCAAACACCATATATTGCTAATGCACAACAACCTTATCCGTATATTGCTAGTCAACCTACAACATATGCAAGACAAGGTCAGACACCTAGTACATATCAAAACAGGAATCCATTTACCTATAGAAGTCCTGTAAGCGCACAGCAACCTTATATCGCAAACGCAAGACAGCCTGGAACATACAGACACCCATTTACATACAGAGTTCCTTATATCGCAAACGCAAGACAGCCTGGAACATACAGAAACCCATTTACATATAGGGTTCCTTATATTGCTAATGCAAGAAATCCATTCACATATAGAAACCCATTTACATACAGGGTTCCTTATATCGCAAACGCAAGACAACCATACATTGCTAATGCAAGACAGCCTGGAACATATAGAAACCCATTTACATACAGAGTTCCTTATATAGCAAACAGTCAGAATCCATTTACCTTTCAACAGAGGACACCAGTTTCGTATGCATATCGTAATCCATACACTTATCCGTATGGTGGCGGTGGTGGTGGGTGTTTCATTGCTGGAACACAAATTTTGATGGCTGATAACAATCATATGAACATAGAAAACGTTAATGTTGGAGATGCAGTAATGACATTTGACTTTAGTCATGGTAAACTTATGCCTCAGAATGTTACTGAGGTCATGGTTCCAAGAGAAAACATAAAAGTTTGGAACGTAGAATTATCAAATGGAAAAACACTAGGTGTAACAGGTGGACACCCAATACACACTGATTCAGGTTGGAAATATGCGAATCAGGAAGAGTGTGATATTGAGTTAAAAGACGTTGATTGGGGAATAGAACTAAGTGGAGAACTCGCAGTAGGAGACGAAGTCTTTACAGTTGGTCAATCAGGGGTAACAGTTAACTCCATAACAGAAAATGGAACTGCTACAGTCTATCATTTAACTTCCGTTGAACACACTAAAACATACTTTACAGAAGGTGTGTTAGTTCATAACGGCGGGGGGAATAAAAGATAATGGCAATCGGACAAGCACAACAACCAGTAATCGCTAATACCCAGCAACCTGCCATTGCTTCAGCTAGGCAGCCTGGAACTTATAACGCAAGGTATCCTGCTAATGGACAGTCTCCTAGTAATAGTCAGAGTCCATTTACCTATAACGCAAGGACTCCGTATACCTATAACGCAAGGTATCCTGCGAATGCTCAGTCTCCTAGTAATGCGAGACAACCGTTCACATATAACGCAAGGTATCCTGCTAATGGACAGTCTCCTAGTAATAGTCAGAGTCCATTCACATATAACGCAAGGTATCCTGCGAACGCAAGACAACCTAGTAATAGTCAGAGTCCGTTCACATATAATAATAGGAGTCCATTTACCTATAGGAATCCTGTAGCTGGACAACAACCTTATATTGCGAATAGACAAAATCCATATCCATATATTGCTAGTCAACCTACAACATATGCGAGACAAGGACAGACTCCATTTACATATAGTAATAGGCAGCCAGGAACGTATGCTAGACAAGGTCAGACACCTACTACATATCAAAACAGACAGCCTGGCACATATGCTAGACAAGGTCAAACACCTACTACATATCAACATAGAACGCCTGGCACATATGCGAGACAAGGTCAAACACCATTTACCTATCAACATAGAACACCAAGTACATATGCTAGACAAGGTCAAACACCAACGACTTATCAACATAGAACGCCTGGCACATATGCAAGACAAGGTCAGACACCGTTCACATATCAACATAGGACGCCTGGAACTTATGCCCGACAAGGTAGAACACCAGTCATTAGGTGGGATAGTACACTATCTCAACAATGGCCTGCTACACCAGTTACAAGTTAATTCTTGTAACTAAATATTGAAAAGGATTATATTATGGAAAAAATTACTACACTAGAGCAAGCTCAATCTCTTATCACCAAAGAAACTATGGACGCCTTACATTTAGGTTCCCTTAATATTGGTGAAACAGATAAAGAATCATATAAAATCATACAGTGGTTGTTTGAAGAAATTCTTCCACCACTTAAAATCTTTAAATGGGGTGATACACTTCAATTAAGAAAAGAAAAAAGATTCATGAGTTTTAATGGTCTATTAGATAAGTCTAATTATTATCATAGGTATCTTCCTCATGGTTATTCTAGTTTAAACATGGTGGGAAATCACGCAGGATTCGGATTCCAAAAAGAAGATGAAGAAGTTAACATTTTAGATACTGTTGTAAATGTTAGACCGTCTCATAAAGAAGACCCAAGAGTAAAAGAAGTAGTAGGTTCTTGTTATTACCATAGTGCAAAAGCACACTGGTTAACTCAAAGTATTCAAGAAGAAGGACTTTGGGCACCAATTCAAGGTTATACAACAAATCCAGTTGATGACCTAATTCAATTAACAATCCACCCAGGCTCTGTTCGTTCTTGCGTATTTGAAGAAATGGAAAATGACGATATGGAGTGTATGATATGGGATAAGACTGGACAACTCTCAGATTTTCCAAGTACAACACTTGATGAAGTATTAGAGTATTGGGGCGATAAACTAGACAAAAGAGGAAGACATAAAAATATTGCATTCCAACTATGTCGGGGTGTGATAGAATGGCAAACAGATTTAGCAGAACTTGGATTTAGAGATGATGTCTTTAAGTTTAATAAAAAGGTTCATAAACTTTCTGCAGGTAAACCACTAACCGTTTATATCGGTTATGATAGTACAATGAATGATTTAGAGAAAGTGTGTGAAAAGTCAATCACACAAACAATCTCAGATGCACATTCACTGGGTGAGTTTCAAGAGTACACTAGATTTAGTCCAACCATTAAATTGCTTGACATTTCTAAACTTCCCGATTATAATAGGGAGTACGCAAATCAAAGTACTGAATTTACATACAGTAGATTTCTTATACCACACTTAGAGAACTATGAAGGGTTTAGTCTATTTGTGGATAACGATTTTATATTTAAGAAGTCATTACTACCTATGTTCTATTATCTAAATCCTGATGATGCAGTTGCGTGTATCAAATACCCACAATATAAACATGACGAGTCTAAGTTCAATGGAGAAGTAAACATAGATTATCCATGTAAATTGTGGTCTTCAATGATGTTTTTCAACAACAGTCATGAGGACTGTAAGAAGTTAACACCTGAAGTTGTGAACACTTGGACAGGAAAACAACTACATCAGTTCGAATGGACTAATGCAATATCTGAAATACCTCAAAAATATATATTTGTCGAAGGTTATGACAACCCTGAAGAGAAGTGGGATTACACTGGGATTCATTACACTAGGGGCGGGCCTTGGATAAATGATATGAATTTTGACTCTATAAATAATCTTGAAGTATACAACAAGTACAAAAACCTCTATGACTCCACGCAATAATATGGTATAATAGAGAGATTATAGGAAAATTATTATGAATGTAAAAAACGCTTTAATATTCACGGAAGATAGCAACCTCTTTGTCAGAAAACCTAACGGATTGGAATACGAATTTCAAAATGTCGACAAACCTGAATTAGGGTTTGAATATGATATGTTGGTGTATGATGATATAGAAATCAAAATCATGAAGTGGGACAGAGAACAAAATTTTGATATGCAAGAAAAACTAGACCTATCTGATGCAGAAAAAGAAATGGTTGAACAGTATATTGCAAATTCAGAACCACCTTTGGGAACTAATTTAAACAATCAACTTATGTCAAGGTTAAATGAACAGGTTGGAGATTATCTAAAAGAAACTATTGATATGCATGGTTTTAGTGATTTAGGTGAGGTTACTTTTGCAGGTAGAGAGGGTTCTAACCACCCATTTAGGTCTAATGCAAGAAGGGTTATGGAATATGGTGATGCACTATACAGTGTATTAGACCAAATATGTGCAGAAATTAAAGCAACTCGTGAAGATACTTTAAAGGAATTGGACGAGTATTCAATGCATATACCAGCACCAACTAAACTGCCAGACCACCAACAGAGTTAGTATGGAGATTGTTCATTTAGATGAACCTTTCAAAATACAGACTTTACCCTTAACAAAAGTTTATGTATTAGATGATTGGTTGGCTCAACCATTACATCATCATTATGATGAAAGAATCTCTCTTGATAACATATGGAGTAAGACAAATCAAGTCAGTAGTGGTTCTTCAACTGGTTTACCACACCATAGTTTTTGGGGTGCAACATTTTTTAGAAACTTTCATAAAATCGATAAAGATGTCAGAATCGAAGACACTTGGTTTACAAATTACTTAGATAGAAGACTTCAAACTGAGTTTGGTTTTAAATGGGTAAGGTTTCAATACGCAGGCCTAAATAGTCAGACTCAAGGATTACAGGGAACTACACATCAAGATTGTGCAGAAGAAGACAGTTGGAATCTTTCATTTCTATATTACCCAAATAGATATTGGAATCCTGCGTGGGGTGGAACATTAAGATTATATGATAAACCTCAACAGGGTTTAGACGGTAGAGATGAACATATTAAGAATCACCAAATAGGTGAGATTGATTTTAAACCAAATAGACTTATTATGTTTGACGGAAGAATACCACATGGTGCAGATGCACCCGACCCAAGTTCGAGGTACATGGATAGACGTTCATTAGTGGTTCGTGGAGACGAGGTCAGATTAGAAGAAGAGGGGGAAAATTATCATGCCGATGATAGACTTTCATACATACGATAAAGAAACTTTAAAGAATTTTAAACCAGTTCTTGCAAAGTCTGTTACACCTGATTGGTGGAAAAAAGGAAAGGTCGCAGAAGTTGTAAACGGTGTAGTTAATAAGACTATAAGGTCTTGTCCTGCAATGCAAGATTGGTTATCTTCAGGGTATCTTATTCTTGCAAATAGAGATATATTAATAAGAAACGGTGTAACAAATGAAGATTCTGATTCTAAATCTTATCACACTGAAGATACAGTCCATGTTGAAATGGAGAAATATTCATCTGCAACACACCCTAGTATACAAATGCATGATGCATTTAACTATATGTCTACTATGGATGCACCAGTCAAAGATGCATTCAAAATGTCTAATGCATGGTGTATAACTACACCACCAGGCTATTCTTGTTTCTACTTAGACCCTTTCTTATTTCAGAATGATTACTTTGCGACATGGCAAGGTATTATTGATACTGATAAGTTTAATACAAATAAAGACAATTCACAAATTATTCTATACCCCAAAGTAGACCATTCATTTGTTATAACAAAGGGTACACCTATTTGTCAAATCATTCCATACAAAAGAGAAGAATGGGTTGCGACATATACTGTTAAAGACCATGAGTCTTATGTAACTAATCAATCAAAATACACTACAGAACACCCTGATAAACGTATGACGGTGACTGAGTTATCTAGGATAGGTTTTGGAGATGAATCCACTCATATGGCAGGCCCTTATAAAAGAGGGAAAGTTTGGGAACCAAAACATAAGGATTTCAAAGAAGATTTAACAGAATGTCCTTTTGACCCTAATACTGGTGAAATGAAGAAAGACTTTAAAGAAGAACAACTAAAAAGAACGGATTTAAATTGGGACGGACAAGAGTGAATATACTAAATTTAAATCTTCCTCGTTGTCATTTTCATACTTTGATAGAATTAGTAAATTCTGGCCATACAGTTTACAGTAATTGGACGTATGTAAATGAATACGAATCTTCTCTTGGTATAACCCCTTTAACTGAAGAAGAAAATCGTAGGGTAACTGGTCTTGGTAAGTATTCGCCAGAAAGAGTGGAAGATATACCCATTCAAATAAGTGAAAAAAGAAAGATAGAATCATGTGCATTTATAGAAGGACTTATTGATAAGTACAACATTGATATTCTTCAAGTCTGTATTCCTGATATATCTTTTTTACATACCTATTTTAAAGATAAAGTTAAGTACATAGGCCCAACAGAAAAATCAGGTCGTCTAGAAACAGACAAGTTATTTGCAAAAGATACAGCTAAGCAACTTGGGGTAAGGGTTCCTAATATTGTTAAACACGGAAAATATTTAGATGAAGATTATTGTGAGGGACTTTCCTTTCCATGTGTAGAGAAAGCCTCTCATATTTGGTATCCTGCAATAGTGATTAATAGTGAGGAAGACATAAAACCCCTTAAAGATTTGAATACCAACCCTGAATGGCCGAGATGTATAAATGCAGATTATTTCATAGAAGAATATTTGCATGATATGATAGAAACAAATGTATTCTTTGTAGTTTCAAATGGAGAATATTCTATAACTCATACCCAAGAGATAATAGGTGAGGGGTTGAATAAAGGTGTAATCCCACAAGTATGGTATTTCGACACATATGTGAAACCATTAAGTCCTTCCGTAGATAAGATAGTCAGAAAAGAGTCTGAAAAATATTTAGAACATATCGCTAAAATGGGTGGAAGTTGGGAAGGAAGTTTTTGTGGTGCCTACACTTCTAAAGGAGAATGGTATTTCTTAGAACTGAATGTAAGACCTGATATATTTAATAGTACACCTACATTTATGACTGGTGATGAATATCTAAAAGGTATGTTTGAAGATGTATCACTGTTTGAAAAGGCTTGGGAAAACAAAGATTGTAGAAAGTATTTAATTACAAGTGATAGTGATAAAAATGAGTACCCTATATATCTGCATGATAAGTATAATGTTGCTTATCCTAATAATTTGTCTATAAAAGACAACAAATATTATATTAGTGAGTATGGTGTAGGAAACATCAGTGATAGAGGAACGGTTATATCAGACCACAATATTCCAATAGAATTTCTAAAAGAAGTTGAAGAAACAACTGTATGGAAGTTCAACAGAGACCCAAATGGCAGTTAGATTACTATTCCCAACTTATGTATTCCATAGGAACTTCACGCAAGAAGGCTTACCTGAAGATAAGGGATTTTCAAAAGAATATTGTCTAATGTTGCGAAACGAAATGGACGCCATGAGAAGAAGAGACCCAAAAGGAAGACAACTCTCTAATCAATATACAGGTTGGCAATCAAAAGATGGGTGCGAAAGAAGCCCAACTTTTCAGAAATGCATGAATAGAATAGAACAATTTTTTATTGACGAAGTAATGCCTTTTCATGGACTTAAACCTTCAGAGTGTAAGTTAGATATAAACAATTCATGGGCAAACATTAACAATAATGGTGCTTGGAACGCACCACATTTACATAATGGTTGTTGGTATAGTGGTGTATTCTATATTCATGGAGACGGTGACGAGGGTCGTATATCAATGATTGATACGCATCAAAAGGTGGCTGCAGATTTTCCACATAGTCTTAGAACACCAACTTCTTCATATTTTGAACCCTATACTGGTGAGTGTATATTATTCCCAAGTGGTCTCATGCACATGGTAGAACCCAACCCAACAAACAAAGAGAGATATAGTATATCTTTTAATTGTACCTTAAAATATCTAAACGATGATGCAATATTTTGTAAAGGTCTTGAAGCTGATAACTATAACCCCGATGAGTTTTTATTTGATATAGATGATAAAGGGAACGCAATTAGATAGTTTGATTATCTAAATAGTACTATGGAAATCATCATAGACGCTCACATTATTTGGAATGTAATCTTAACGCTTATTCTAGCCCCCATCGGTTTTTTGGTGAGGAATATTGTAGCTGAACAACAAAGAATATCTATATTAATCAATAGGACAAGAGAAGAAGTTGCCAAAGATTATGTTACTAGAGACCAAATTGAGAAAGACTTCCAACGTTTAATTGATTCTATGGAAAGAATAGACGAAAAGATAGATAGACTACAATCTAAGACATACTTCCAAGAATAGGTTCCCAAACGTTATAAATAGTAATAGTTAAGATTATTACTACTGGAAACTATTATGGCAGCACCTAATTCAAAGGCAACATTTAAAGATTACATCAAGAGAGCATTAGGAGCTCCTGTTGTTGAAATTAACATCGATGACGACCAATTAGACGATAGAGTCGATGAAGCACTGCAGTATTTTCGTGAATTTCATTACGATGGGAGTATCAAAACCTATCTAAAACACCAAATTACTCAAGCAGAAATTGATTCATTTAAAACTAATGAATCACACGCAGCTGCAACAACTGGAACTCAAGCAATCGCAAACCAAACTTACGGAGAAGGTAAGAACTATTTAACACTACCCGAACACGTTCTTTCAGTAATTAACCTATTCCCATTTAGTTCGGGAACACAATCTAATATGTTTGATATTCAGTATCAACTTAGACTAAATGACTTGTGGGATTTAACTTCTACAAGTGTAATGTACTACTCACAAGTACAATCACACCTTGCATTATTAAATCAAATGTTGGTAGGTCAAATACCAATAAGATATAATATGCATTCTAATAGATTGTATATTGACTATAATGCATCAAAATTGACTGCAGATGAGTGGATTATCATAGAATGTTACAGAAAGATAGACCCAAATGATATGACTGATGTCTATAACGATATGTGGTTAAAGAAATATGCAACCCAAAAAGTTAAATATCAATGGGGTCAAAACCTTTCTAAGTTTGGTGGTATTGCACTACCAGGCGGTGTAACTCTAGATGCAGAACGTATGATGACTGAAGCACAAGAAGAAATCACAAAACTAGAGGAAGAGTCAAGGTTAAATTACGAAATGCCTGTTATGGACATGATGGGATAGAGTCATGCCGACTAACGTATTTTTCAACCATGCAGTTAACACCGAACAACATCTTTATGAAGATTTGGTTGTCGAGTCTTTACGAATGTATGGACATGAAACACATTATCTACCTAGACAAATAATAGAAGAAGACACCATATTAAATGAAGACGTTCAGTCAAAATTTGGTGATGCATATTCGGTTGAAATGTATATTGAAAATTCTGAGGGGTTTGAAGGTGAAGGAGACTTAATGTCTAAGTTTGGTGTCTCAGTTAGGGATACTGCAACCTTTGTAATCTCATTAAGAAGTTGGGAAAGGTTTATATCTTTGGATTCTAACCTCGCAACATCATTAAGACCAAACGAAGGGGATTTAATACACTTCCCTATGTCAGGTTCAATGTTTGAAATTAAATTTGTAGAACACGAGAATCCATTCTATCAAGTCGGTAAACTATTTGTATTTAAATTACAATGCGAATTGTTTGAGTACAGTGGAGAAGACTTTGATACTAATGTTACAGATATTGACCTTATCGAAGACGAACAAGCATATCATATTGATATGACAATGGCTGGTGGTGGTTCAGGTAACTATGTCGCAAACGAGAATGTTAAATTGAGTTCAGTTGTAGTAGGAGAAGTTATTTCTTGGAACCCAACAACTAGACAACTTAAAATTAGAGATAACACTAAGACACTTGTTGTCGGAGATGTACTTGTCGGTGCAGACGGAAGTGCATCACATACAATCTCAAGTATTGTAGATGTAATGACTATGAGTAATGACGGAGCTGCAGATAACTTAGACTTTGAGACTAAGGCAGACAATTATTTAGATTTCTCAGAGACAAACCCATTCGGTGAGGTAACATAATGGTAGAAAAAATAATTTCAGAAGTACTTGGTTGCGACCAAGGCTTAGTTCAAGACAATTCAAACTTGGTTAAAGACTTGGGTGCAGACTCACTTAACATTGTTGAAATTGTTATGCAATTAGAAGAGGAGTATGGTATAGAAATCTATGACGAAGATGCAGAACAACTTCATACAGTTAAACAAGTAAAAGATTACATAGAGGCGAATGCATAATGTTTGGAACGCATTTCTATCATGAAACTATTAAGAGAAGTGTATCTATTTTTGGTACACTCTTTAATAATATTACGATTAAAAAGACTAAAGCAGACGGTACGGTTCTTGCACAACAGATAGTTCCTATATCATATGGGCCAAAAGCAAAATGGTTAGCGAGACTTAATGAAGAAGCAAATCTAAGTGATAACAATAGAAGTGCAATCAGTCTACCTAGACTTGCATTTGAAATCACTGGATTCCAGTATGATGCAGATAGACAACAAAATAAACTAATCCGAACAGAAAAAGGTGGACTAAACGCAGATAAATCTAATCGGGGATTTCAATACGCACCAGCGCCTTATACAATAAGTTTTACACTTAGTGTTCTTGCAAAACAAGCTAATGACGGACTTCAAATTGTAGAACAGATACTTCCTTATTTCCAGCCTGAATATACAGTGTCTATGAAGATAATAGACGACATGAGTGAGGTTAGAGATGTACCAATTACACTTACAGGTGTAGAAATGACAGATACCTATGAGGGAGACTTTACAGAAAGAAGGGTTATAGAACATACACTTACCTTTGATATGAAACTATACTTCTTCGGGCCAATCTACAACGGTAAGATTATTAAGAACGTTATCGAAAGAACATACATTAATCCTGATGTAACTAAAGGTTTCTCAACCACGCAGATAACAGAATCAGGACTAGTGAAAGAAGTTAAACACTATGAACCTGCATTCGGAGAAGTTGCAAGCGCACAAAGTTCAAGTACAACAGTTACTTTTGCTAGTGCAATAAATAGTTCTATAAGTGTTGGAGACGAAGTGTTCGATACAGGTAATGCAACGAATCCTACAGTTAGTAGTATTGCAAATAATAAATTGACAATTGTATTGTCAAGTGCAATAACACTTACAAGACCAACTACACTTAAGTTTGTTGGGTCTGTTGACCCTGAAGATACTTTCGTAGTTGCAGAAACAGTGAATTTCTATGATGACGGAACGGGTAAAACATACTCAGACAATCAGACAGAAGATGCGAGTTAAATTATGGCAAAAGATATTGATTCTAAATTGGATGAAATCCTAGATATTTCTACCGATATACAAAAAGAAGCTAAAGTAGTTAAACTACCTGCACTTCAACGTGCAGAGTCGGTTGATAACGACTACAAATATGGTCGTGAGACCCTCTATAACCTCGTAGAACGGGGACAAGATGCAATAGACGGTATATTAGACCTATGTAAGGAAACAGAACACCCTCGTGCATATGAGGTCGCAGGACAACTTATAAAGACAGTTGGTGATACTGCAGAGAAACTTCTAGACTTACAAAAGAAAGTAAAAGAACTAGAAAACGAAAACCCAAATCTAAAAACACAACACAATCACCTATATGTGGGAAGTACTTCGGACTTGCAAAAATACTTGAAGAAAAATAAAGAATAATGACTGATGCGAAAAATGAGGGGTATCTTGGTAATACCTTAATTAAAAAGGCTGGAGTAGATATTCAGTATACAGAAGAAGAGTTGAGTGAATACATTAAGTGTTCCAAAGACCCAGTACACTTTATTGAGAACTACACCCAAATCATATCTCTTGACGAAGGTATGATTCCTTTTAAACTTCGTGGGTATCAAGATAAACTAATACAACACTTTAATGATAATAGATTCAATGTAGTTCTTGCGAGTAGACAGTCGGGTAAATCAATCACTTCTTGTGCATATCTAATATGGTACTTACTGTTTCACCCTGAAGTTACTGTTGCTATCCTTGCGAACAAAGGTGCAATCGCAAGAGAAATGGTTGCTCGTATCGTAACGATGTTAGAGTCTGTTCCATTCTTTTTACAGCCTGGGGTTAAGATTCTAAACAAAGGTAACATAGAGTTTGCGAATGATAGTAAACTGGTTGCAGCCGCCACGTCTTCAAGTTCGATTCGTGGTCTTTCAATTAACTTACTATACCTCGATGAGTTTGCATTCGTAGAAAATGCAGAGGAATTCTATACTGCGACATATCCAGTGGTAACATCAGGTAAAGAATCAAAGGTTATTATTACTTCTACTGCGAATGGTGTGGGTAATATGTTCTATAAGATATACGAAAGTGCCGTCCATGAACAATCAGAATATAAACAATTTACAATTAATTGGGACGATGTTCCAGGCCGAGATGCAAAGTGGAAGAAACAAACTATTGCAAACACTTCGGAAACTCAGTTCGAACAAGAGTATGGGAACTCATTCTTAGGAACGGGTAATACACTTATTAGTTCTAATTGTTTGTTGGGTATGAGAGCATTAGATGCAGAATGGGGTAAGGAAGACTTCTCCATGTATAAACAACCTGCAGAAGACCACACATACGTCTGTACGGTTGACGTTGCAAAGGGAAGGGGTATGGACTATTCTACCTTTACAATATTTGACATTTCAACACAACCTTTTGAACAGGTTGCAACGTATAGAAACAGTATGATAAGTCCCATGCTGTTACCTGATATTATAAATAAGTATGCAAGTGCGTATAACAATGCATTAGTAATTATTGAGAACAATGCAGAAGGTGGTATGGTGGCAACACAACTACACTTCGATATAGAATATGATAATGTTTTTGTTCAAGGTATGACCAAAACTGAAGATATTGGTGTAACCATGAACAAGAAAATTAAAAGAATAGGGTGTTCTACGTTAAAAGAGTTGTTAGAAGAAAATAGACTCTCATTATGCGATAGAAACACCATTACTGAACTTATGACATTCATAAATAAAGGTATGTCGTTTGAAGCGGCAAAAGGGTATCATGATGATTTAGTAATGAATTGTGTACTATTCAGTTGGTTTGTTACCACTGAATATTTTCACCACCTAACCAACCATCAAATTAAAGACCTTTTGTACGCAGAACAGCAAAAATTAATAGAAAACGACCTACTACCTGCAGGTATCTTTGGAGCTGGAAATCAGACACCCGAAGCCACATCATTCGTTGATGACGAAGGAGATAGGTGGTATGTTAAAGGAACATAAATAATAGAGAATGTAAATCGGTGTGTTAGATACTGTATTGTTATAAATAAAACAGTAAACAATAACTTTTTACATTAACAGGAGAAAAGTATGGCATTTCAAGTATCACCAGGCGTACAGGTCAACGAGATTGACTTAACGAATGTTGTACCAGCAGTTTCTACAACTACGGGTGCATTCGCTGGTTCATTTCAATGGGGCCCTGTTGATGAAGTAATAACAGTTTCAGATTCAAAGGGCTTAGTAGACACATTTGGTCAACCTGTAAATACAGATGCAGGTGCAGAGAATTTTTACACAGCGGAATCTTTCCTAAAGTACGGTTCATCACTCAGAGTAGTAAGAATAAACTCAAATGGTTTAAAATCTGCTAACGCAAGTGGTGGGGCATCTTTACTTAAACATCATGATGACTATGTTAACACATATAAAGCAGGTGGACAGGCAGGAACTGTTGGAAAATTCATTTCAAAATACGCAGGGACTAAAGGTAATTCATTAAAAGTTTCGACTTGTGCATCTAGTGATGCATACTTCAACAATACAGTAACCACTACAGGTGGTGCAGAAGCAGTTGGACAAACTTTAATTACAGTTACAGCCTCGAACGTATTCACATTAAGAGATATAATCACGTTTCCACAAACGCACACCACTCAATATAGAGTGTTAGCTCTTCCTTCAGCAACAACAATCACTATCGAAGCATTGGATCAACCTGCTGGAGTTGGATTAACAACTGCAGTTGCAAACGGTGCTAATATCGATAGATATTGGGAACACTACGGTTTATTCAGTAAAGCTCCAGGCAAATCAGGAACATCAACAGCTGCTGGTGGTTCCGATGACGAAATTCACGTTGTAGTTATAGACGAAGACGGAACATTTACAGGTACTGCAAACACTGTATTAGAAACATTTGGTTTCTTATCATGTGCTTCAGACGGTAAAGACGCTCACGGTGCTTCAAACTACTACAAAGACGTATTAGAAGTAAAATCAGACTATGTATACTGGGCAAGTCACTCAACAGGAACACACGCAAGTGCAACTGGTGAGAAAACACACGCTGGTTCTGCAGGAGCAGCCTTCGGTAGACCTTCAGGCCCTGAAAATTCAACACTAAGTGGTGGAGTTGACGGAAGAAGTGCTACTGCAGGAGAAAAACAAACTGCATGGGCAGACCATTTCGAAGATGCAAATTCAGTCGATATAAGTTTCCTAATCGTTGGTTCAACAAGAACTGATAACGGTTCAGGAACAGACCAAGATATTCTTGCAGATTGGACAACACAAGTTAACCAAGCAATCTTAATTGCAGAAAAGAGAAAAGATTGTATGGTAATCGCAAGTCCAAGACGTGCATCAGTGGTTAATGTTTCTAATGAATCAACACAAACAACAAACGTATTAGCAGACTGCAACACTGCAACTTCAAGTTCATTTGCAGTACTAGACTCAACTTGGGTCTACCAATACGATAGATTTAACGATAGGTACTGTTGGATTCCTGCAAACGGACACACAGCAGGTATTATGGCAAGAGCTGACCTTATGAGAGATGCGTGGGTTTCCCCTGCAGGTTTCTCAAGAGGACAATATCTTGGAATCACTAAGGTTGCATACAACCCTAAACAGGGTTCAAGAGATGACCTTTATCGTGCAAGAATTAACCCAGTCACAACATTCCCAGGCCAAGGCACAGTCCTATTTGGGGATAAGACTGCATTAACAAGTCCTTCTGCATTTGATAGAATTAATGTAAGAAGGTTATTCATAGTCCTAGAGAAAGCAATATCAACAGCTGCACAAGCACAACTCTTTGAATACAACGATGCATTCACAAGAGCACAGTTCAGAGCTGCGATAGAACCTTTCTTAAGAGATGTGAAGAACAGAAGAGGTTTGATTGACTTCTCAGTAGTTTGTGATGAAACAAACAACACTGATTCAGTTATGGATAGAAACGAATTTGTATGTTCTATCTTCGTTAAACCTGCTCGTTCAATCAACTATATAACTTTGAACTTTGTCGCTGCTAGAAGTGGTGTTCAGTTTGAAGAAATCTATTCAGCAGTTTAACAGGAGTAAGATAAATGTCAACAATAGACCAATTTAAAGCACAATTAATCGGTGGTGGCCCAAGGGCAAACAGATTCCGAGTCTTTCTTCCTCGTGCAGGAAACAAAATCGAGTTTCTAGCAAAAGGTGCAACAATACCTGCTGCTACACTCGGTGAAGTGTTAGTACCGTTTAAAGGAACTACACTTAAACTTGCTGGTGACAGAACTTATGCAGATTGGGAAGTGACAATTATCAATGATAATGAATTCTCCGCTAGAACTGCATTAGAACAGTGGCAACAAGAAATACAAGGTCACGGAACATCAACAGGTTTGGCGACAACAGACTACTTATTAAGTAGAGCCTTTGTCGAACAGTTAGGTAAAGACGACTCAGTCCTTGCGAGATATGAATTTTTTAACTGCTTCCCTAAAGAAATCGGTTCAATCGCATTAAGTTACGAAACCGAAAACGCTTTAGAAGAATTTGCAGTTACATTTACATATTCTCACTGGGAAAGAGTAATTTAAGTACGATACAGTACAGTGAATATCACTATGTTTAGGTGGTATAAATAATAGTATGGATATATTTGGATTTGAAATCACTCGTAAAAAAGACGAGTTAAGAGCCTCAGAGGTCAGTTCTCAGAAGAGTTTTGTTCCTCAAGTTGACGATGATGGTACACCCATTGTCGCACAACAAGCAGGGTATATTGCAGGTGGTGCTTATGGTGCCTATGTAGATATGGAAGGTGGTATCAAGAATGAGGTTGAACTTATTCGAAGATACAGAGAAACTTCCCTAGTACCCGAATGCGATGCGGCTATTGAAGATATAGTGAATGAGTGTATCACTTCGGATAGTGCCGATAGGATAGTAACACTCGACCTCAGAGATGTGAAGCTCTCTGATAGCATCAAAAATAAGATGCAAGACGAGTTTTACAGCATCCTAGCAATGATGAAGTTCAATCAGAACTCTCATGAAATATTCCGAAAATGGTACATCGATGGAAGGATTTACTTCCATAAGGTAGTTGATAGCAACAGAACCAAAGCTGGTATTGTTGACATCAGACAGGTTGACCCTCTTAAGATTAAGAAGGTCAGAAATGTTGAGACTAAGAAAGATAAGAAAGAAGGTGTAGACATTGTCACGAAGACGGAAGAATTTTACATTTTCAACGATAAAGGTTTCGACAAGACTGGTACTAATGAAGGTACAACAGTCAGAATTGCACCTGAGGCAGTGACTTATACTACTTCAGGATTGTTAGATTTTAACAAGAATGCAGTTATTGGGTATTTGCACAAAGCATTGAAGACTGCAAATCAGTTATCAATGATGGAAGATGCACTAGTAATCTATAGATTGTCTAGAGCACCTGAAAGAAGGATTTTCTACATTGACGTAGGTAACCTTCCAAAGGCAAAAGCAGAACAATATCTTGCAGATGTAATGAACAAGTATAGAAATAAACTTGTTTACAATGCAGATACTGGTGAAATCAAAGATGATAGAAAACATATGAGTATGTTGGAAGATTTTTGGTTGCCAAGAAGAGAAGGTGGTAGAGGAACGGAAATTACAACCTTGCCTGGTGGACAAAACCTCGCAGAAATTGACGATGTAGAATACTTCAAGAAGAAGTTATATCAGTCATTAAATGTTCCAAGTTCTAGAATGGAGTCGGATAACGGATTCAATATGGGTCGTTCTTCGGAGATTTCTAGAGACGAACTTAAGTTTAATAAGTTCACTAACAGACTTCAGAAGAAGTTTGCGAGGTGTTTTACAGATTTATTAAGAACTCAGTTAGTTCTTAAAGAGGTTGTAAGTGCAGAAGAGTTTGACAAGTTTAAAGACTTTTTACAATATGACTATACTGCAGACAACCACTTTACAGAATTGAAAGAACAAGAGATTCTTAGAGAAAGATTAGATGCACTTCAAACTGCTAGTGAATATGTTGGAAAATACTTCAGTCAAGAGTACGTTAGAAAGTATATTTTGCGACAAACAGAAGAGGAAATCAAGGAAATTGATTCCCAAATCGAACAAGAAAAGGCTGACGGTGCAGACACTGGTGGCGGAGACGGGTTTTACGACTCAAACGAAATTGGAGACAAATAATGAGTAAAATTGCGAGAGAAATAGTTGATACGATAGAGAAGGGTGAATTGCAGAGTGCAAAAGACCTAATCGGTCAAGGTGTCAAGGAAAAGGCTGCACAAGCAGTAGACTTCAAAAGAGTTGAAACTTCGACTACATGGTCAACCGTTGAGAAAGAAGAAGTAGCAGAAGGTTAATATGAAGAGTTTTACCACTATGGTAAAGGAATTAAACGAGGCAAAGTTTAAACTTCCTACAGGACATAAAGAGGTCAATAGAGACAGTGTCAATGTAAGTGGTAAGAATGTCGACATAGTATACGCAATGTACGAAGGAAAAGTACACGCATTTGTTAATGGGGAAAACTTTACAGGAGATGCTCCGTATAAAGACCTAAAGACTGCGAAGAAAGAGTTTAAAGACATCAAACAAATTATGAAAAATATGGGTGAAGAATTTGGTGTAAATATAGAGGAAATAGTAAATGAAATTAATAGCAGAGTTTAACGAAACTATATCGCCCATCATTACAGAGGGTGCGAATGGTAAAAAAGATTACTTCATAGAAGGCGTCTTTATGCAGGCCGATATTAAAAATCGTAACGGTAGAGTCTATCCTAAAGCAATTATGGAGAAGGAAGTTAACCGATATAAGAAGGAGTTCGTAGAAAAAGACCGTGCATTCGGTGAGCTCGGACACCCTGATGGCCCAACTATTAACCTCGATAAAGTATCCCACTTAATCCAATCATTAGAATTGGAAGGTAAAAACTATTTGGGTAAAGCAAAGGTTTTAAGTACTCCAAACGGAGAGATTGTAAAAGCTCTCATAAACGATGGTGCAAAACTCGGAGTATCTTCTAGGGGACTTGGTTCACTAGAACAAAAGGGAGATGCACAATATGTTAAGAATGATTTTCAACTTGCAACTGCAGGTGATATAGTCGCAGACCCTTCTGCCCCTGAGGCATTTGTCGAAGGAATTATGGAAGGTGTTGAGTGGGTAATGGAAAATGGTATTCTTACAAGAGTTCAAGTTGAGACTATGAGGCAAGAATTACGTTCTGCTAAGAAAAATCAACTTGAAGAAACTAAGTTAAATCTATGGAAAAGGTTCGTTGAGAGTCTATAACATATAAATAAAATAAAGTAATACAAATTAGTATTAAAACAGGAGAAAAAAATGGCAGAGTTAGAAAATAACCTAGAGACTACTGAGGAAGTAGTTGAGACTGTAGAGGAAGGTACTCAACCTGACGCTAAGTCTGAGAAAGGTGATAAAAAACCAGTCAAACAAGGTTCATCCGATGCTGAATCAATAGAAGCAGGCAAAGCGGAAGTCGTCCCAGTTGAAACCAATCCTGTTGACAAAGCAGTTAAAGCAGTAAAAGACGCTGAGAAGAAAGTCCCTTCAAATGAAGGCGACCCTCAGAAGAAAGGTGCTGGTAAAGCTGAAAAGCAAGAGAAAGTCAAAGAAGAGACAAAACCTTCGAAGATGGAATCAATAAAAGCTATCGTCAACAACATGAAGGAAATGACTAAGGAAGAACTTCAAACAGTATTGTCTACAATATCTGAATCTGAAGAGGACGAGAGTTTGACTAAAGCAGAAGTTGCGAGAGCAGTTGTTGAATCTTTGAAGACTATGGACGAAGACAAAGTAGGAGAAATCCTTGAGTCTATGTCTGAAGAAATTACAGAAAATGCAGAAGAAGATGCAGTTGCAGAAGAAGTTTCTGCAGATGTTGAATCCTCACTAGTTGAAATTGAGATAGATGACGACCTATCAGCAATTTCCGAAGCATTAGACCTTTCTGAAGAAAATTCAGAAAAGGCAAAGACAATCTTTAAAGCTGCTGTACAATCAAAAGTACAGGAAGTTAAAGAACAACTTGATAGTAAATATCAAGAAGAGTTAAAAACCACAGTTGAGTCAGTTAAAGGCGACCTTTCGGAAGCAGTTGACAAGTACTTAACATATTGTGCAGAAGAGTGGACGAAAGAAAACGAACTAGCAATAGAACGTGGTTTGAGGTCAGAAATGACTGAGAACTTTATCGAAGGTTTAAAAACATTATTCGTAGAACACTACGTTGATGTTCCTGAAGATAAGTACGATGTTATCGATGAACTCGCAAATCGTCTTGAAGAGATGGAAGCTAAACTTGACGGTGAAGTGTCTAATAACATGGCAATCACTGAAGAGTTAGACCAACTCAAGAGACAAAATGTTGTATCAGAAGCATCGAAAGATTTAACAGATACACAAAAAGAGAAACTTTCTTCACTTGCTGAAGGAGTAGATTTCAAAGATGGTGAAGACTTCGCTGAGAAGATTTCTGAAATCAAAGAAGCATACTTCAAAGTAGACGGAGAGAAAGTTGAGGCGGAAACTAATGTTCAAGAAGGTGAAAATGAATTTCAAGTTGAAGAAACTGAGAAGAAATTAGACCCTACTATGAATAAGTATTCGTCTGCAATAACCAAACTTAACCCCTTATAAGGTTAGGTTTTAATTTAAAGGAAAATAAAATGTTTTTATCAGAAAACTTACAAGAAAAGTGGCAACCTATTCTAGAACATTCCGATTTACCAAAAATCGAGGATAACTACAAGAGAGCTGTTACTGCTGTAATCTTAGAAAACCAAGAGAAAGCTCTACAAGAGCAGAACTTGCAAGAAGCAGCACCTTTAAATGCTACTGGAACAGGCATATCTAACTGGGATCCGATTTTAATCTCCCTAGTAAGACGTGCTATGCCAAATCTCGTTGCATACGACATTTGTGGAGTTCAACCAATGACTGGCCCTACTGGATTAATCTTTGCTATGAAAGCAAGATATAACGATTATCCATCAGGAACTAGATTGACAAAATCCGAAGCTATGGGAATAGACGAAGTACAGAGTGATTACTCTGGCGGAGTTAACCCTACAGCTGCAGGCCCTTTAGCTGCTCAGAACCAAGACCCGTTTAACGGTTCTTATGCATCTGACACTGGGGACGGTATGTCTACAGCAAGTGCAGAAGCACTTGGTGATGTAGAAGCATCCAACGGTTTTGCTCAAATGGGTTTCTCAATAGAGAAAGCTACAGTTACTGCTAAGTCAAGAGCATTAAAAGCAGAGTACACACTCGAACTTGCACAAGACCTTAAAGCAATTCACGGCCTTGATGCAGAATCAGAATTAGCAAATATTCTTTCATCAGAAATTCTTGCTGAAATCAACAGAGAAGTTGTCAGAAACGTTAACATACAAGCAAAAGTTGGTGCATCAGCAGCAGCAGTTGCAGGTACGTTCAATTTAGACGTTGACGCTAACGGACGTTGGTCAGTTGAGAAATTCAAAGGTTTGTTATTCCAAATCGAAAGAGAAAGCAACGCAATCGCTAAAGAAACAAGACGAGGAAAAGGTAACTTTATCCTATGTTCTTCAGACGTAGCTTCTGCATTGTCAATGGCAGGTGTATTAGATTACGCTCCTGCTCTTTCTACTAACCTAAACGTTGATGACACAGGCAATACATTTGCTGGTGTTCTTAACGGAAGAGTTAAAGTATACATCGACCCATATGCTGGTGTTGATTACTTAACTGTTGGTTACAGAGGAACAAATCCTTATGATGCAGGTATGTTTTATTGCCCATACGTTCCATTACAAATGGTTCGTGCAGTTGGCGAAAACACATTCCAACCAAAAATCGGTTTCAAAACTAGATATGGAATGGTTTCAAATCCTTTCGTTGGTACTACACCAGCTGATGGACTTGCTACAGCGGCAACAAACCAATACTACAGAAAATTTGCAGTTTCTAACATTCTGTAAATCAAAAGTTTTAACTAACTTTAAAAGGGTCTCTTCGGAGACCTTTTTTTTTGTCTCAGATAAGCGAAACCCCAGTCACTTCTCACTCTTCAGCAGGTTAACTGGGGTCTCTAGTTGAGGTCTTCTATCTCACAATCGTTATTTGTTTTTGACTCCATTTTTCAGGCAAGGTAACGAGCCTCGGTTTCTCTCAACGTAACTTTAAAAATCTCCATCAGCGACTTGAACAACAGTAGTTCCTCTCGCTCTCCACATATCAACAACCTTGTTTCTATCGTCAAAGACAATGTCGATTTTTCCACCGAACTCTTCGAATTTTTCTGCAAGGTCGGATTTAAACTCTTCATCAGGTCTGAAATCACCATCGGGTCTAAGAAAAAGACCTTTGTGACCATCACCAATCCACGCAGAAATCTGAGATTCGGTAATCTCTCTTTGAGATTCGTTTCTCGCAGAGAAGAATGCAACATCATCCCCAATGGCAATGTGTCTTTTTGCAATGTCACAAACCCACTGAACAGGGGTATCCATATCAGTATGTTCTTTAAATGACTTCCAGTCTGCTGGTTGAGTTTCAACGAAATGTCTCCTATGTTCGCAATCTGCGATAGTTCCATCAACGTCAAAGATTATTGTTTGTTTTTCCATGTTTATAGCTTAACATAAAACGTACCCCACTGTCAAGCGGTTTTTCAACTTTTTTTTGCACTAAATACAAGGTACAATACAGTACATGACACATACACACAGGAGAAAAATATGTCAAATAATAAATCAGGGTTCGAAATCAGAGCCGACTTACTTTCACAAGCACAAGGAATAATTGAAGGAAACTTCCAAAGAGAAGTTGATGCTATCTTCGCACACAACGATACCTTCCCTAATGATAAGAAAGCTTTACCACTAAGAGAAATTACTGGTGAAGAGGTTATCAGAACTGCAAGACAGTTAAATGAGTTTGTAACAGAGAAGTAACCTAAATAGTAGTACACGAGGATATCATGGAAAAAAATGTTAGAGTATTAGAGGGGCCTTGGGAAAAGAATACTTTTCCTAATGGTGAAGAAACAACTAATGTAATTAGTAGAACAACTATTACTGTATACGAAATGGACGGTTATCTTTGTGAAAAAACATCTACGAGAGAGTATCGAGGTGATGATTACTTCGATACCTCTTCTTCTAAAAGGATTGTTAAACTAAATGGCTGAAATAAACAAATCAATACTCAATAAGAACAATTTTCGTCTTTTAGTAGACAAGGTTCCTACAGTTGAATACTACGTTCAAACGGTATCCATTCCAGGCTTATCGTTTCAGGAACTGGTTCAACCTGCAGGAATTGGGGTTGATGCATATTTTCATGGTGATAAAGTAGAGTTTGAAACACTAAATGTATCATTTTTAGTGGACGAAGACTTAAAAAACTATCAAGAAATGTATGATTGGATAACTCAGATTGTTCCAGTTGCAAGTCCATCTGATTATGAAAGACTAACTGGCGGTAAAAAGAATACACTAGGTGTGTCAGCAATGGACGGAGATGACCTAAAAACTACGTCTCAGATTACACTTGTTACCAATACTAACAAGAATATACCCAATAGATACTTCAGATTCTATGATGCATTTCCAATTTCACTTGGTTCCTTAGAGTTGCAATCAGGGGCAGAAACTGCACCTGTAACTTGCGAAGTTCAGTTCAGATTCAACTTCTACGAGATACAAACCAAGTCCTAAAACCCCTTATAAATACTACTATATTGTGGTATAATGGTATATTATGAACTTAGATGAATTGAAAATTGAATGGGCAAAAGATTGTGAAATAGATGATATTGAGTTAGATTCTGCATCACTTGAAGTCCCCAAACTCCACGCAAAATACCTAGACTTACTAACCAGTAAGTTAATGGTTCAAAAACAATACCAACTCAAATACGATACTCTACTTAGAGATAAGTGGTTATGGTATAATGGTAAAATGGACGATGACACTATAAAAGAATATGGTTGGAAACCTGATGCACTGGACGGTGTAAGGGTTATGAAGAATGAAATGCACCATTTCTTTAATGCAGATGAAGACCTTCAGGAATTAAACGCAAAAATGGAATACTTGAAGATAACAGTAGACTTCCTTAAGGAATGTATGCAAAATATTACATGGAGACACCAAACGATTAGAAACACAATCGATTGGAGAAAGTTCATGGCGGGTAACTAAAATGATATTAGAGAACTACGTTTGGCAAGCTCCAAACTTCTTTTCAGTTAAAGAAATAGGCGATTTAATACACGCAGCTGATAAAATTCAAGAAATGCCTGGGCAGATTGGAGCTCCCAATAATCAAGATGCAGACCGTCCTAATCCTAACGAGGAAGGTACGGAAGATTGGTCGATTCGTTCTTCTAAAATAAAATGGTTTACTGACTCAGATATGCCTGCACACCTTACTAATAAACTACATGATGCGATAAACATGGCAAATCAAGATTGTAGGTGGAATCATACATGGGAATATATGGAGAATCCTCAATATACTGTTTACAATGAACAACCTGATAGGAAAGGAGATTTCTATACATGGCATACTGATGCAGGGCCAATTCCTTATGGAAACGGAATGCATAGAAAATTAAGTATGACGGTTCAATTATCAGACCAAGACGATTACGAGGGTGGACACTTTCAGTGGTTAGAACCCAACCAACAATTTGATAGAATGCATGGAACAAATCCACAAGTTAGTATGCAAGATGCAATTCAGACATTATCCTTTTCTTCAAAAAGTATCGGAAGTGTTGTGGTATTCCCTTCATTTCTATATCACCAAGTTACACCAGTATTGAAAGGACAAAGAAAATCTTTAGTATGCTGGTTCACTGGAAAACCTTATGTCTGATGTTGTTAAGGTTTCTAAGGTAAACGAAGTATTTCTTAAAGTTGATTGTGACGATGGACTCGCAAAAGAACTGTTTGAGTTTTTTTCCTTTAAAGTACCCAACGCAAAATTTATGCCTTCCTATAAGAATAGAATGTGGGACGGTAAGGTATACCTATTCTCTATTAAAACACACAAAATCTATATTGGATTACTTCCATATGTTGACGAGTTCTGCAGGGAGAGGGGTTATGAATTTGAGGGTGTCGAAGATATTCTTGGAACTAAACAAAGAGAGAAGGTCAGTCAATCATGGTTGGCAGATTTGAACCTTCCCTTTGAACCTAGAGAATATCAGATAGATGCATTTAATACTGCGATTCAATATGGGAGACAACTATTACTCTCACCAACTGCAAGTGGCAAATCATTAATCATATACCTACTCGCAAGATACTACAACAAAAAAACTGTAATCATTGTTCCGACAACTTCACTGGTAGAACAGTTGAGTAAAGATTTTGTGGACTATGGATACAAAGAACCTATCTGTAAAATCTATCATGGTCAACCAGTATTCGATGCACCCATTACAATTACAACATGGCAGTCATTTGCAAAAGCACCTAAGAAAACATTAGAGTCATTCGACATGGTTGTGGGTGATGAAGCACATTTATTTAAAGCAAATGTATTGAAAGGTATTCTAGAAAAAATGAAGAACACTGCATTGCGATTTGGAACGACTGGTACACTGGACGGAACAGAGGTTCATAGATTACAATTAGAAGGATTGTTTGGCCCAGTTAAGAAAGTTACCACAACTGCAGAGTTAATGGAAGAGGGAACCATTGCAAACTTGAATATCGACATAGTAATACTTAAACACCCCAAAATTAAACTACCTACTTACCAAGAGGAAATGGATTACCTTGTAGGTAATGAAGCAAGAAATGAGTTTATATGTAACCTAGTGTATAGTCTAAAAGGAAACACACTTGTACTATTCCAGTATGTTCAGAAACATGGTGAAGTATTGCATGGTAAAATGTTTAAAAGACTAGGAGACAAACTACACTACGTTTTCGGTGGTACTGATGTGACCGACAGAGAAGATGTAAGAACAATTGTAGAAAAGAGTAATGATAATGTCATACTAGCGTCATACGGAACTTTTTCTACAGGAGTAAACATTAAGAAAATAGATAACATTATTTTCGCATCTCCTTCCAAATCTAGAATAAGAAATCTACAATCTATTGGTAGAGGACTTAGAAAGGGGAAAGATAAAGACAGTATGAGACTGTTCGATATTGCTGATGACATAGGGGGTAAGAATTATACTCTCAACCACTGTAAAGACCGTATAAATATATACAACGAAGAAGGTTTTACATATGAAATTAAGCAATTCGAACTAAAATGAAATACGAAGTAATTAAACTTAAAACAGGTCAAGAACTTTGTGGAATGGTATCATACTCAAATGACACTGTTGAAATAACTTTACCTATGATATGTCAGTTAACTAAAGTAACTGCGACAAATACCCTTGCAACGTTCATTCCTTATGCGCCACTCTCACTAGACCCCATTCTTACTATTGGAATGGAAAGTGTTATGCACACCAGTAATATGAATGAGCAGTTTATCCCTTTTTATGATGAGGCTTCTTCAAAGTGGTTGAGTATGGTTGAACAAGGAAACATTCCTCTTACCAATACCCTGCCTGGTACAAAAGAGTTTCTTAGAGAACGAATCAATGATATGATGGACAATCTCAGTCAAGAGGAATTTGAAATGTTAGAAGAAGACAGTCTTGGCCCTGACTATCTCTCAGTCGAAGATGACGAGAAAAAAATAATTCACTAGACTTTATACTTGTCTAAATAAATGCGAAATCATTCATTGATATTGTGAATGATATAACATAAATTACGTTTATAGGAAAACCATGACCACAGCAATCTTAGTTGCGAAGAGCATGGTGCGAAAAACTAGAGAAGTCGTAGACTCAATTGCAAAGAAAGATTCCCTTTGTAAGATATGCGACATTATCGAATTTCTAGTACTCTTGACTCTTCCTTTTGCCTTACCATTCTTAGTGATGTACCTGTCCTATCAAGGATTCTAGGTGCCCCTAAAAAAGCAACACTATATAATAGGAGTAACCCTTACAATTAGTATGGGGTTGCTCTTATTTGGTATGATAGACAAGTTGTCGAGGGGAAGAGATGTTGATTCTAATATTGTAGTATCAATCCCTTTATAAGCTCTATCCCTTTGGGACATAAGCATTATCTCATACTTTTTTAATTTTTAAAAGGGGTTTTTTGAAAATAATTAAATTTATTTTTATTTATAAAACACCTTACAGAATCAACCTATTCCCTGTATAATAGAGACATGAAAATAGAAAAGAAGAAACCTGAACATTACGTTAATAATAAGGAATTCACAGCTGCAGTTGCCGAGTATGTAGACAAAATTAAAGCGGCAAAAGAAGCAGATAACTCTCCACCTAGAATGTCAGAGTACATAGGAGAGTGCGTATATAAAATTGCGACTCGATTATCTACAAGACCCAACTTCATCAACTACACTTATAGAGATGAAATGATTTGTGATGCAATTGAAAACTGCATTCAGTATCTTGGAAACTTCAATATCGAAAAGTCATCAAATGCATTCGCATATGTGACTCAGATATGTTACTATGCTTTCTTAAGAAGGATACAGAAAGAAAAGAAACAAGTTTTCATTAAACAAAAGTCAATAATGGAATCGGACGTTTCCTTAGAATCGTTCCAAACCATTGATGGTCAATATGACCCTGCATTAACCAATACTAATGTAGAATGGTTAAAGGAGAATATGAACCACGTCAATTACGAACCCCGTAAAACCAAAAAGAAACCCAAAACAACTAAGAAAAAAACTGGAACTTTAGAAGCTCAAATGACTTCTAAACCAACAAAAGAAACTTAATTTTGAAGATTGCGATACTAAACGACACACATTGTGGAGTCCGTGCCGATATGGTGGAAATGTCTAATTACATGGGACGTTTTTATGAAGAAGTATTTTTTCCATATCTTGACGAACACAACATAAAACAAATTGTTCACTTAGGTGATTATTTTGATAGACGTAAGTTTATTAATTTTGCATCACTACAAGCAAACAAGAGACATTTCATTGACCCTATGATTGAAAGAGGAATTGAAATGGATTTAATCTTGGGTAATCACGATACTTATTATAAGAATACAAATGACGTTAACTCACCCGAACTTCTTTTATTTGGTGATAACAATATTAACGTGATTGGAGAACCTATTACTAAGGAATATGACGGTTGTGAAATTACACTAGTGCCTTGGATTAATCCCGAAAACTACGCAGACTCAGTTGAATTTATTCTAAATTCTAAAGCTACTCAATGTTGGGGCCATTTTGAATTTGAAGGTGCAATGATGATGCCTGGATTTAATTGTCCACATGGATTAGATTACACTTATGTAAAACGATTTGAGCAAGTTCTAAGTGGACACTTCCACCATAAATCAGAACTAGGAAACATTAGATACTTAGGAAGTCAAATGGAATTTACTTGGGGTGATTTTGGAGACAACAAATACTTCCATATCTTTGATACAGAGACAAGAGAACTTACACCAGTACATAATCCAATTACAATGTTTCATAAAGCATTTTATGACGATACAGAGTCTTCTTTTGAAGAAATACAGAAGGCAGACTATTCTGCAATTGCAGGTAAATTTGTAAAAGTTATTGTTATTAATAAGGACAACCCTTATTGGTTTGATGCATACCTAGACAAGGTACACGCACAAAATCCATTACATTTACAAGTAGTAGACGACAACAAACATATGGACTTCTTTGGAGACGATGATATTGAGGACATTGAAGACACGTTAACTATTCTATCCAAATACGTTGAGGGATTAGAAATACAGGGTAAGAAAAAGCCCCTAGACGATTTAATGACTTCGTTATATCATGAAGCATTAGAAGAACATTCCTTTTTATGATAAATTTTGAAAAGATTAGATGGAAAAACTTACTATCATCGGGAAATAATTTTACCGAAATAGAACTAAACTCGCACCAAACCACATTGATTCTAGGAGAGAATGGTGCAGGTAAATCCACACTACTCGATGCATTATGTTTCGGATTGTATGGACGTGGATTTAGGAATCTAAAAAAAGATTTACTTATTAATAGTGTAAACGAGAAAGCATTATTAGTAGAAATAGAATTTTCTGTTGGTCAAAAAAACTACAAAGTTATTCGTGGTGCAAAACCAAACATTTTTGAAATCTATCTTGACGGTGATTTACTTAATCAGAATGCAACGGTCAGAGACTACCAAGAAAACCTAGAGAAACATATTCTTAAAATGAACTATCGTTCATTCACGCAGGTTGCGATTTTAGGAAGTGCAAACTTTACTCCATTCATGCAGTTAAAAGCTACAGACAGAAGGAAACTGGTTGAAGACTTATTGGATATTAGTATCTTTTCCACCATGCAGGATATATTAAGACAGAGAGTATCGACACATCAAGAACAAGTCCGTGAGACCAACCATGAGATAAATATTATGGAAGAGAGAATCAGTGGATTGTCTAATCAGATGGTTGCACTTCAAGAAAACCGTGAAAAGAAGATTAAGAAATTCGAAGAATCTATACAAGAAACTCAGACAAACATAGAAGAATTGATAGGAAAGGTCGATGAAAAGACCAATGATATAGAAGAAAGACGGTCTACTATATCAGACCAAGACACGATTGAGAATCGTTTCAAAGAAGCAAAAGATTTATACAAACAGTTAGAAAGTAAAAAGAAAACAGTTTTAGAAGAAATAAAATTCTACGAAAATCATGACAATTGTCCAACTTGTAAGCAGGGTATAGATGAAGCACACAAAAAGAATCATGTTGCAGAGAAGCAGGCGAAGAAGGGTGAACTGGTTGCAGGACTCGAACAACTACTTACCACAATCGGAAAATCTGAGGAACGCATTGCCAGAATCAATGAGGTCTCCACTGCAATCGAAAGTCTCCAAAAACAAATCGGAGTAATCCAAACAGAGGTTGTATCCAACCAAAAATATATTACTAAACTTCAGAGTGAGATTGAAGACCTTCAAATAGAAGGTACGGATAACGGTGATACTTCAGAGAAAATGATTGATAATGAAGAGAAGTTAAATATTTTATTATCTAAAAAGGAATCGTTGATAGACCAAGCACATTACTTTGACATTGCAGGTACACTCCTACGAGACCAAGGCGTGAAGCAAAAGATTATTAAACAATACGTTCCAGTCATGAATAACATGATTAACAAGTATCTCGCACAATTAGAGTTTTATGTCGGATTTGAATTGAATGAATCATTCGAAGAAACAATCAAGTCAAGATTCAGAGACGTATTTAAATACGATAACTTCTCGCAAGGTGAGAAAATGAGAATTGATTTATCACTATTGTTTACATGGAGAGCAATCGCAAGAATGAAGAACTCAGTTAACACTAACCTACTGATACTGGACGAAGTGTTCGATTCTTCACTGGACGTTGCAGGAACAGACGATTTCTTAAAATTACTTAACACCTTGACGGAAAGGACTAATGCATTTATTATAAGCCATAAAGGAGAAGCACTCTATGACAAATTTAACAATGTATTACGATTCGAGAAATATAAAAACTTCTCAAGGCTCGCAGAATAGATAAATAGTATTATGAAACTACATACCAAATCAAATACACATTCAAATCCAACAGCATTAAGAACTGAAGCGTTGGCTTTAGACTATAACGAGAGAACTGGACACCCTGAAACAAAGGAAGATTTAGAGTGGGCAGCTCCTAATACATATCTTGGAACAACAAATTTAACTCCTTCTTCAGGAGAAATAAAAGATGCAATAGATGAAGTAATTTCTATTACAGAAGGTCAAGGTCATACAGTAACTAATCATGTGGCATATTGTCAATTCTATCTAAAAAGTACCACTGAACCAGCAGTTCATTATGATATTCATACAGGATTTGAGCCAGACTTTAAACCAACTCATGTAGCTATTTTATGGTTGTGTCCAACAAATAATATATTAGAATTTTATGATGATGACCTAGATGGAGCATCAATAATCGAAGAGGTTACTTTATCTCAAAACGATTTAGTTCTATTTGACCATGTTCACGCACACAGAGTAAAACCAGCAACATTTGGAACAGACAAAAATGATAGCGGATTAATGCTAGCAGTCTTTATGAACTAATGAAATCATTTTTAGAACACAGAGACAACCTAATTAACAAACCCAAGTTGGAGTATGTTACAACATCTACTAAAGAAGTAATTAATGAACTTGTTGAGGGTATGGGTGCGACTACAGATAACGCATCTATAACAGAGTTATTTCCTGCAATAGCATTTAACAAAGGATTTAGACCCAGTAGTGTAGAGGATTTTAAAAAATTCATTTATAAACTGAAAAAGGGTTCGTATTCTAAAGCTTGTGCTCCAGCAGATGTACCTGCGGCTGAATCTCTCATAGAAAGACTTCCTAGTATGGAACAAAGGTTTGTAAAAACAAAACTAGAAAATGCAATAGGAATTACAAACTATCTTTATGACCTAAGTTCAACAAAACCAATATCAAAAGTTGTGTGGGGTTATCGTGCAAAACCAAGTGGAGTTCCTAGTGGTCATGCAGGAGATATTTTTGTATTCTTTAAAGGCAATGAGATATTAGGTATCTCATTAAAAGCAGGAACAAAATCATCTAAAGAACCTTTATTGAACTCTTATGTTAGAACTCAACTTAATAACATGGGAAAGGGAGATGCACTAAAAGGAATGATGAATGATTTGTGGGACGGAGTTTATTCTAAAATACCAAACATAGAAACTGTTGCAAACAAAGGTAATTATGCATCAGGAGACCGAAAAATAACTGCAAATGTTAGACAATTATATTTAGATTTGCATATTCAAAATGAAACAGAAGCAAATAATTTGTATGCGGCTATGGTAAGAATACAGAGAGAACACGTTTGTAAAGCAATAAACAGTTTAAAGTTAGAAGAGTTTAAAAAGTGGGTTTATGAAAACTTTAATCTACAAAAACCTGCAAAAGTTCCACTAATATTAGTAAAAGCAGTTGGGTCAACTGCAGAACAAAAAGGTGATGACCTTGCATCACTATTACCACTAGTAACAAGTTTTAAAGCATATCTAAATAAAAGTTCTGTTCAAGAATGGTTTATAGATTTAGATACGCCTGATGAAATGAAAAAATTAAAAATGACAATCAGAAGTGATGCAGGAGTTAGAGAAGGAAAAGCACTCGCAAAACTAGGAAGATTAGCACAGTTTAGTATGTTAAAATTACAATATAGTGGAGTAGTAAATAGATAATAATGTATCAATTAGTAAAAGAAGCCGCTAAGGTTTTAAGAACCCCACCGTTGGAGTTTGATTTTGAAAACCCAACTCACGACCCAAAAGAAGTAGAAAAAGACCTCTCAGAAGCGATGAAAAAATTTGGTGGTCTTGGACTAAGTGCAAATCAAGTTGGGGTAGATGTCAGAATGTTTGTAATGAGAACCCAAGACGGCATACAAGGATTTTTCAATCCTGAACTCACTAGAATTTCACAAGAAACAGACCTACTCAAAGAAGGGTGTTTATCATTCCCCGATATATACCTTATGATAAAGAGAAGTAAAGTAGTAGAAATGAAATACTTCGATGCAGACGGAAAAGAACACATAACTTCACTTGACGGATTAGGTGCAAGATGTGTTCAACATGAAATAGACCATTTGAATGGAATAGTATTTCTCCAACGTGCATCAAAAATGAAATTAGAACGTGCATTGAAATCACGTCCAAAAGAAAGACGGAAACGAATAGAGTATGAAAAAAGACAAGCACTTGCAAAATACATCCAAAATGTTCAATCTAATTCCGATTCAGAACTTAGTGTCGAGTCAGGAAGCGAACAATCTGATGTATTATCATCAGACACACAAGCACAAGCGTAGTATTGGAGACGGTTCAGATTACCGTGCAATAGACCTAATACACATTCAAACCCAATGGGTTAGAGATATATTCAATAGAATTGCATATCGAAGTGTCGCAGAAATTTATAAAGAAACAGACCAAGTAGTATATCCCGAAATGTCAGCACTCAATGAGTGGGATATTGGTGGTCTTCAAGAGCCACACTTAGACACTTACTCAAATGCAGAAATAAACCACGACCAAAAAGAAGAGAAACCAAGTCGTGAATGGACACTTATATTAACACTTAATTCTAATTATGGTAGTGGAGAGACCTATTTTCCCGACCAAGATTATATACACAAACCTACTGCGTGTGAAGGAATCCTATTTCAAGGATTATATCATTCTCATGGAGTATATCCAGTTCGAAGATGTGCCAGACACACAATCGCAATGTGGTTCACTGAAAACCCTGATATGATTTCTTCAGATCAACGCACCAACAACCTAGAAATAGACAAAATCTCAATTCGCAACGAAAATTAAAGCTTGACAACGACTCCTGTTTTATGTTAAGCTATTAACATAAAGTAAAGAAATAGGAGAAAATATGTCAAACCCAATAAACGATGCGATAATAGATGGAATCATTGATGATGTCGCAGCTATGTCCGATGTGGACGTAGTATCCAAACTAAATCCAGCAAACTTGACCAAAGTGTCAAAATTCACTGGTGATTCAGCTCACGGTGCAAACATCGTGGATTATGCAAGAACGATTCTAACCGACCAAATCTACAACAATTTTGACGATTGGTTCGCAATTTAATGTATAGTTATCTTAAAGAAATCACGGATTGGGGTGAACACAAAGTACCCAATCACACTTACATATTCAATGAGAAAAAACAGAATATTGGATATATCAAAACAGGGACTAAGGAAGAGATATTCTATTCCAAACCGTCCACACTATTCTCAAAATCAAGGAGAAAATTCATAACATTAAAAAGGTGATGCTTGACAATGCATACGCTTTTTTGTTAAGCTATAACCATGACAAATAAAAAGACTCAAAAAGACCAACTTGCCAAGTTAATGGCAACCGAAAACCTTACTATAGTTCATAAGAAGGTTCCTACTGCATATTTTGATATGAAAAATAGGATTCTTTGTTGCCCTATATTTAAGGACGATTTATCAGATGAACTTTATGACTTGTTTATGGGTCATGAGGTTGGTCATGCATTGAATACGCCATATGAAGGTGTTCATTCTGCATTGACTAAAAATAGAACACTTAAAGGATACCTTAACGTTGTTGAAGACGTAAGGATTGAGAAAGCAATTAAAAACAAATATCCTGGCCTTAGGAAGTCATTCTTCAAGGCATATAACGAATTAATGGGACTGGACTTCTTTGGAATTAAATCTAAAGACGTTAACGGTCTATCACTTATTGATAAAATCAACTTGATTACTAAAGTTGGTTCAAGAGTAAAAATCACACTTAACTCAGAAGAGGCAAGTTTTCTTCAAATGGCAGAAGACTGTAAAACTTGGGACGAGGTTGAAGAGTGTGCAAATGCGATTTACGAATGGTCTAAAGAAAATGAGACTAGAGACGAAATGGACAAGTCAATTATTCCTCAGACTTTAGATATGCCTGACATGGAAGATGAAGATGGTGAAGAAATGGATTCTGATGATGGAGACTTCGGAGAGGATTCTTCTGATAATGATGATTTTGGTGAAGGTGATAATCCTATAGAAGATGATGATGAGGACGATAGTCTTCCCGATACTCCACCTACCGATTCTTCTGCTGGAGACCCTGCAGAAGATGATAATGCAGAAGATGAAGCAGAATCAGACGCTGATTCAGAAGGTGGAGAAGGTGAAGACTCTTCAAATAAAAATAGGAAAACTACTGGAAGAGAGGGTGGAAATTCTCAGGAATGGGAAGGTTCTTATGATGATGAAGAGGGTGCGAGAGAATCAATCACTGAACATCATGCACATAACAACGAAGAACAATTCCTTTCAGAAGACAACATTTACTCTTCAACACTTCTTTTAAAAGAACAATTTGAAAAAGAAAACCATTTTAAAGGCATAGTCGTTGGTTACAAAAGTGTTAATAAAGACTGGGATTTACATTGGAATCCTAATTTAGAAAACTCTTATAGAAACCAAGAAGAATATGATACAATGTTAGCAAAAGCACAACATACTTCTAGAAAATTAAGAGATAAAAATAAAAAAGTTGTCGCTCACATGGCAAAAGAATTTGAAATGAAACAAACTGCAATGAGAAGTGTTAAAGCGTTTGAAGGTAAAACTGGTAAGTTAGATATGAACAAACTTGCAAAATACCAAATCGTTGATGACATTTTCAGAAAAGTTACAATGATTCCTGATGGTAAAAATCATGGGATACAAATCATGTTGGATTGGAGTGGTTCAATCTGCAGAGAGGCTTCAGACCTTATCGAACAATGCATGATTCTTGTTGACTTCTGCAGGAAGGTTCAAATACCACATAGAGTTTACTTGTTTACTGATGCATATCAGACTGGCAATGAAGACCCCGATGAATGGAAAAGTGGTGAAACTAGATTGGTCGAAATGTTTAGTGATAAACAGTCTTCAAAAGATTTTATAAAAGCACACGTTAACTTTTCACACTTGTGGAGTCACCACTACTGGGAAAGTAGAAGGTACAGAAGTTTTGAAAAGGTAGTTGAGGCACATAACGAATGGTATGGTGATATAGACCACTTAGAATACGACCCCGATACTGGTCATTGGTATGATATGCCTAGATACTGGGAACCTAGAGGATACCACTTAGGCGGTACACCTCTTGACCATACACTAGCTGCAATGAGAGTTTTAATCCCCGAATTTACAGCAGAGTACGGTATCGAGAAATCAATCTTGACTGTAATCACGGACGGGTATTCACATAGGTCTCAATGTTTTAGAGAATCAGATACAGAGTATGAAGAAATTAGAGAACAACAAGATGGTGATGATGGTTATTGGAGAAGCAGAAAGAAAAGATACTTGATTGACCCATATCATAACAAGTCTTACATTTACTACGATTCAGACTGTAGTGGTAATAGTTCATTTAATCAAACTCAGAATATCCTAGAGTGGATTTCTGCAGAGACTAATTGTATTGTTACTGGATACTTTGTCTTGGGTAGAAAACAAGACCTTTGGGACATGAAATACAACTTACCTACAATGGACATTGACTCCACTTGGAGAGCAATCAGAAAAGAAGGTGTTGCAGTAAATTGTCTAGGATATAACAAGTTGTTCCTAACTTCATCTACTGCACTTAGTGTTGCAGGTGATTCAGAGTTAGACGATGACTTAGTAGGTGCAAGCAAAAGAAAACTTTTGGGTGCGTTCAAAAGAAACCAAAAGTCAAAAACCACTTCAAGGTTCTTGACTAACGAATTTATAAAGGAGATAGCGTAAAATGGAAATTGAATATAATAATATGACAAATATAACTGCAGTATTGTCCAGTGAAGACTACAGGACATTTACTCAAAAGGTGGATATTGCATCTTCTAAAGGTGTAGAAATTCCACACCTAGTAGAATATGATACAGTATTGGATACCTTCGAAGTAACACTACTGGATAAAACTAAAACTATGGACGAATTAGATAGGATAACATCATGAGAACGAGAGACCCATTAAGAGTAGACCAAGCGTATTACGAGAACCATGACCCAAACTATAGTGCATTTGCTGATGCAATCACGGACGTTGGGCCGTCACCATGCGAAAAGTTCGAATGTAGTAATAGGAAAATATGTGCTGAACAAATGGTAGAATGTAAGGCATTTAGAGTTTGGACTAATGAAGGTGAAGACGTTTATGGAAGACATAAGTTTCAGAATAGGAAGGGTAATTATCCCAAACCTATTATTGAATCCACCAAAATTTTACTACAACCGATAAAATAAAGCTTGACAATGACTACACTTTTTTGTTAAGCTATAAACATGATGAGAAATAAATTGCAATTAGGAGATAATATGATAAATGCAAAATTGACAAAAGAACTGAAATCCCTCAGTTCTCTAGCGGAATTGAATGCCGTTAGTTCTTTGGTAAATTCCCTTAAAACCGAACTTGGTAAATCTACCATAGTTGCTGGTTCTAAGGTTTATGTGGTACAGAAAACCAAGAAAACACTTGGTACTGTTATCAAAGTGAAAATCAAAAGGGCGACTGTCGAACTTCCGAATGGAAGATATTCGGTTCCTCTTGGAATGTTGGAGGCAGCGTAATGACTGATAGAAGTTATGATAGGTCTGAGTCCGTTGTCATTTGCGACAAGGATTTCAATTTCACGCCCGATAGAAAAGAATTTCTAGGGGCGCTTACTGGTGCTTTCCCCAATCAAACTTCCTTCACTAAGGAAGATTTTGACAAAATTGGTGGAATGCCTTACTGGTGTAAATCATCTAGATATGATTTCAAAGTTGGTGCGAATACCTTCAATCTTGAAGCAGTAATCAGTGGTTACAACGGTGGTTATGAACCACAAAACGTAACTCCGATTGTTCCTGTAACGCCAGTTGCACCTGCACCTGTTCCTGCAGTGAATAATCCTGCACAAATGCCAGTCGCAGCTAAGACTTCAAGTTTTAACATACTGGATAATGTGAAAATCATTCCTGAAAAAATGTCAAACTATGTTCCTTTTGGACATTTCAAAGACGTTAAAGGAATCATTAAATCCAAAATCTTTTTCCCAGTTTTCGTAACTGGTTTGAGTGGTAACGGTAAAACCCTAATGGTTGAACAAGTTTGTGCTCAATTAAAAAGAGAATTGTTCAGAGTGAACATTACCATTGAGACTGATGAAGATGATTTAATGGGTGGACACACTTTACAAGGTGGCGACATCATGTTTAGAGAAGGCCCAGTTATCAAAGCAATGAGGAAAGGCGCTGTCCTTCTTCTTGATGAGGTTGACTTGGGTTCAAACAAATTGATGTGTTTACAATCAGTTCTTGAGGGTAAAGGATACTTAATCAAGAAAACTGGTGAGTGGGTTTCACCTACTGCTGGGTTTACAATCCTTGCGACTGCAAATACCAAAGGTCAAGGTTCAGACGATGGAAAGTTCATAGGAACTCAAATCATGAACGAAGCCATGTTGGAAAGATTTGCGATTACAATGCAACAAGAATATCCACCAGTGAAAACTGAGAAATCAATTCTTTCGAAAGAAATGGAATTGACTGGTTCGGTTGACTCAGACTTCGTTGAGAAGTTAGTGGACTGGGCAGATATAATCAGAAAATCCTACTATGAAGGTGCGATTGATGATGTTGTTACCACTAGAAGATTGGTTCACATTGTGAATGCATTCAGAATGTTTGGTGATAAAATGAAGTCCATTGAAATGTGCATTTCAAGATTCGATTCTGAGACTAGAGCGTCCATTCTTGACCTCTACACTAAGGTTGATGACGGTATAGACCTTGAGGAAAATACTGTGACTGAAAACCCTATTGACGAATCAGAGTCTGAAGAGTATAATGGATAGTATGTCTGAAACTGAATACAAATATAACGAAGGAGCTCTAATTAAGGAGCTCCAATCGTATATTGACTCAACCTATGACCAACATTATAGTTTGAACCAGTATCAAGCAACTGAATTTATCATCGACGCTGGTCATGGTGAAGGATTCTGTCTCGGAAATGTATTGAAATATGCACAACGATATGGAAAAAAGGGTGGTAAGAATAGAAAAGATTTATTGAAAGTCTTACACTATGCTATCATACAATTATATATTCATGATTTGGAGAATTAACGTGATGAAAATAAGTGATAATACAAAAGATGTTCTAAAGAACTTCTCAACAATTAATTCGGGAATCCGAGTTAAAGAAGGAAATAAGTTAGAGACGATTTCCAATATGAAAAATATTCTTGCAGTAGCAACTGTAAGTGAATCGTTCCCAACTAATTTTTCTATATACAATTTGCCTGAATTCTTGGGTGCAACTTCCTTAATGGAAGACCCCGATTTTGACTTTGGTGAATCCTCGTTGTCGATTGCAGATAACAATTCTAAACTTGCATACTATTATGCATCTGAAGGAATGGTTGTTGCACCCGATAAAATGATAACAATGCCTGATGCAGAGATTAGTTTTAAGGTTACCTCAACATTGTTGGGAGACCTGCAAAAAGCGTCAAGTGTTCTAGGTGTGAATGACCTAGTGTTAGAGTCAGACGGCACAACCGTATCTCTAACTGTAAGTGATAAAAAGAATGCAGCTTCTAATACCTTCTCACGAGTAGTGGGTGAAGGTGATGGAACTAAGTATTCTATGAACTTTAAGATTGAAAATCTTAAAATACTAACTGGTAATTATGATGTATCAGTATCCTCTAAAGGTATCTCGCACTTCAAAAATGCAGATATAGATTTAGAGTATTTTATTGCACTAGAACCCGATTCAAAATACGGTTCCTAGTATAAATAATAATGAAATGGCAATTGTTCTATCTCGACTTTGTCATGGGAGTGTATCCTTCTCATCATTCTACACAGGCGATACACACACAAAAATAGGTGGGGATTTTTGACTTTTTATTATGGACGGAATGAATGACTGAAGAATTTTTATATGTGGAAAAGTATCGACCACAAACAATTGACGATACTATATTACCTAAAAGTTTCAAAGACCAATTTAAAGAATTTGTAAAACAGGGTGAAATCCCTAATTTACTTTTAAGTGGGTCAGCAGGTTGTGGTAAAACTACAATCGCAAGAGCATTGTGTAATGAACTTGGTGCAGATTATATTATTATTAACGGTTCTGATGAAGGACGATTGATTGATACACTCAGAACCAAAATCAAAAACTTTGCTAGTACTATGTCGTTGGGTGGTGGCCCGAAAGTGGTTATCCTTGACGAGGCAGATTATATTAATGCAGAGAGTGTTCAACCTGCATTGAGAGGATTCATAGAAGAGTTCTCTTCTAATTGTAGATTCATATTCACTTGTAACTATAAGAATAGAATCATTCCTGCATTACACTCTAGAACAACTGTAATTGATTTCAAAATCAACCCCTCAGAGAAACCTGTTCTCGCACAACAAATGTTGGCAAGAACTAGAAACATATGTGAACTAGAAAACATAACTGCAGACGAACCAGTCCTTGCAGAATTGATTATGAGATTCTTCCCCGACTTTAGACGTGTTCTAAATGAAATGCAAAGGTATGGGGTCAGTGGTGTTATTGATTCGGGGTTACTTTCTTCTTTGAATGAAGAGAAACTTAGACCTCTCATAAATATGATTAGAGAAAAGAACTGGAAAGGTATGAGAAAGTGGGTCGGTCAGAATTCTGATAACGATTTTACTACACTATTCAGAAAATTATTCAATGCACTTGAAACAGAACTAGAACCATCTTCAGTTCCTGCGTGTGTTTTGATTATTGCAGACTATCAATATAAAGCTGCATTTTCTATGGACGATGAAATTAACTTTGTCGCCTGTTTGACTGAAATAATGTCGGAGTGTAAATTCAAATGACACAATATGACGATAGAGTACAATATCAAAGAGACTTATTAAAAGCAGAAGAGTGGGCAAAAACTTCTGCCTCAATCCATGTTCATTCAACTGATACAATGTGGTATGACAATAGACCCCAAGACACCAAGAAGGGCAAGGGCGCTGTGACTGATACTATATACAATAGTGGTCTCGTTGTTAGAACACGAAAGGGTAAACACATACACACCTTTGGTGAACGACTTACTGGTGAAGAACTAGTACGTTCATTTATACGCCACCAATCATAATGACTAAACGTAGTCCATTTGACTTTGTCAAGTCCGTATCCTATGATAAAAAAGACCTCATGGTTGATGAGGTCGAAGAAAAAGCATATCAACCATTCCTCGCAAACAAATCTTTGTCTTACCACCAAGATTCTGTTTTCTTTATTAACGAATTGAATAATCGGCATCACCTTGATAACCGTCTTCAATACGTCTTTTTACTAAATACACTTAGAAGAAGACAAAGGTTTTCCAAATGGGAAAAACCATATGTTAGTAAAAAACTCGATACAATAAAAAAGTATTATCAAATATCAACACTGAAAGCAAAAGAGTATATGGAAGTGTTAACAGATAAGCAGTATCGTGAACTGAAAAACAGAATGAAAACTGGTGGACAAAGTAATGATTGACAATGAGGCTTTAGTATCGGAATTGGTAGAAATTACCTTCCCCGAAAAAGACGATTTCCTAAAGATAAGAGAAACACTATCTAGAATTGGTGTAGCGTCTCGTAAAGACAATGAACTGTTCCAGTCATGTCATATCCTACACAAACGTGGGAAGTACTATATCGTACACTTCAAAGAATTATTCAAACTAGACGGTAAACCAACATCCATAGACGAAGGAGACATAGGTCGCAGAAACACTATCGTGACACTTCTAGAACAATGGAAGCTTCTATCAGTACTCGATAAGAGTAAAATCGAAGAACCTGTTGCACCTTTATCGCAAATCAAAATCATTCCATTTAAAGATAAATCCGAGTGGAAATTGACTACAAAATACACTATCGGCACCAATAAAACCTAAATACTCCTGAAAATAACTTAACTAGGAGAATTTTATGTTAGAATTTCTACAATGGGTTATAGCATGGGTACAAGTGATTCCTTTTATAGTAATGGGTGCATCTTTAATTGCAGCTATTACGCCTACACCTATAGATGATGGTATAGTGAAAAAGTGCTACAAAGTCATAGACTGGTGTGCTTTAAATGTATTAAAAGCGAAAGACTAAATAAAGAATAAATACGGAGAAAATTATGGAATATATTATAATTGCATTAGTTGGATTAGCAGTTGTTTATGCTTTATTCTCAGAGAATAAAGAAAAATCTGCACCAGTAAAGAAAACAAAACCTTCAAAGGTTAAAAGTAGACGAGAGTTGGGCCCATCAAAAAGGGCTAATACACCTAGTGTCACTGAGTTGAAAAAACTCACTAAGGTTCAATTACTGGAACACGCTGACAAGAACAACATCAAAGTAAAACGAAGTGGTTCAAAAGCAGAAGTTGTTAAGGCTATTGCATCGCACAAATAGTTGATTTGAGGAAACAATCTTAAGAGGGGTCTTTTAGACCCCTTTTTTTTGTCATATGAAAGGGTTAATTCGATAAATAGTGGTATGAGTGAAATATTCGGATTGATAAGTGAAGTGGGAGCTCCTATTGCAGGTAGTCTTGTAATGGGGTTTTTCATATTTACTGTAATTAAGCAAATACTAGAGGGTGTTGTTGGTGACATTAAAACACTTACAATGTTCTGTACGTCATTAGAAAATCGTGCGAGAACCATGTCTAACGAAATGATTAAGATAGATTTACTAGTATCTAGTGCATTAGAACTTAGACCCGACATCGATAGAGTCGCAAGAGCCGAGAATTTCATAGAAGATGGAACACTAGATGTAAGAAGAGATTAATATGGAAGGAGTGGCACAACTTATAAACGACTATGGGTTCCCTATTGTAATGATGGTAGGACTGGGTTATTTTGTATATTATGTTTGGTGGTTTGTTGGTGAAAACCTCGAACCCGAAGTGGAGAAACAACATTTTGCACTGATAAAACTTATCGATCAAGTGAGAATGTTAGACCAAGATTTAATTCGTTTACAGCAAAAGGTAAACGTAGTCCTCGAAATGAAAGAGAATGATAAGAAGAAGGGCGGAAATGAAACTAAAAAAAGATAGAGAATTATTATTTGTCAGTTGGGTAATACTGATTACATTTTTTGCATCGCAAGTCGAAGCAGATGAAATAGTGCATAAATTTAAGAGTCCAAGTTTCAGTGGAGTTGGACAAAGTTCGCATTATTTGACAATCGAGAATCAACAGAAATCAAGACGTGATAAAATTGAACAAGACGTAAAAGATGCACTCTCAAAGGCAGAAAGAGAAGCTTCGAATACAACGCTAGCAAAATTTTTAAGAAATGTTGAGAGTAGAATTTATGCCCAAATTGCAAAACAGTTAGTAGAGAATATGTTCTCTAACGGTGAAGCTTCTGATTTTGGAGTGTTCACCATTGAAGGAAATACGGTTACATATGAAAAACTAGTTGGAGAGGACGGAGTAGAATTTATTCGTTTGACCATAGTTTCTTCAGATGGAACAACAACAACATTAGATATACCTGTAGGTACTGGTAGTTTTTAAATGAAGACGTTAGGGTTTGTAGGACTGATAGTGGTCTTGCTCACGACTGGGTGTGCAAGCGTACCAAGTGTCAATGACACTTGCAGTACTGCAATTATGAACAAGATAGGAACTTGTATCGAACCTGCAGAATCAGTTAAACTTCCTACACATATGGAATTGTTGGAATTACCACCTGCAGAAAATATGCCTATTGTTGCAGTTTACGGTTTCCTAGATAAAACAGGACAACGTAAGAGCAAAGATGGAATTGCATCTTTCTCAACTGCAGTGACACAGGGTGGTGAATCATTTCTTATTGATGCACTTAAAACTGCAGGACAAGGAAAATGGTTTAGAGTAGTAGAACGTACAAGTTTAGATGCACTTGTAAGAGAAAGGCAAATTGTTCGTTCTGCGAGAGAAGATTTTGCGAATCAAGAAGGTAATGAGGATTCACCTACGGGTATCCAACCTCTCTTGTTCGCAGGAATCCTACTTGACGGTGGGATTGTTGGTTATGATACTAACATTGAATCGGGTGGCCGAGGCGCAAGATACTTAGGTATCGGTGCTTCAAGCCAATATAGAAGAGATGTGGTCACGGTAAGTTTGAGAGGAATATCAACACTTACTGGTGAAATTTTACTTAATGTACAAACTACCAAGACTATTTTATCGACTGGTGGTGGGTACGATGTATTCCGTTTTGTGGACATGGACACAAAATTAGTGGAAATTGAGGATGGCGTAGCAACTAATGAAGGGGTTACGAAAGCGACTCGTTCTGCAATCGAACTTGCCGTCCTAGAATTAATCTATCAAGGTGATGAAAGAGGATTTTGGAAAATAAAATGGCCGATAACTGAATCAAAAATAAAAGAGGAAGTGTCAGACTTTTTAGATGAAAATGAAATCGTCTTAGTTACAGAGGAAAAAACAAATGAAGAATAAATTTATTTCACTCATTATGTTAACATTAGGTCTACTACCTGCCACAGTATTCGCAGGAGCAGACGATAACGAAATTTGGTTAAATCAATCAGGTACAGCACTTGTATTGAATTTCACGCAGAAAGGTTATGGAAACAAAGTTGGCGGCGATAACTTCGCAGGCACTTCCATAGACATGGTTTTGACTGGTGCATCGAATAATTTTACACTTATCCAATATGGAGACACTAACAAATTATTTGGGCCTATGATTGCTGACTCAGCAACGATAAACCTTACCTTCACTGGAAATTCAAACTCAATGGACTGGAACATTGGTCAAAATAGTGCTGACAGTTTAAATATGTTAAGTGCTGTTACTGGTGATTCTAATACATGGAATATTGATATTGGTGACGCAGCTTCAGCTGAATACTTAAACTACGATTTAGTAGTTGGTGGTTCAAGTAATATATTTACAACTAAAGTTAACTCAGATAATGCTGTTTGGAACTGGACTGTTACAGGTTCAACAAACGACATTAACACCAATCAATTAGATGCAACCGATAATAGTATTACTGCAGTCTTAACTGGTTCAGGAAATGATATAGACATCATTCAGAAATCAGGTTCAGATACAGGTTGTCCAAGTGGTCAATCTTGTAGTGGTATTATTGACGTAACTTTCGTGACTACTAATGGAAATATTGACATCGTTCAAAAAGACGATAACGATTCTTAGTATTTTATCAGTCGGGTTGGTTAATGCTGACTCGATTGGTGAAATCATTGAGGAAAAAGGTTACGCAGGTCTTACAAGAGACGGTGATAACACCGTCCTATTGGCATCAGAAAATCCTGATGTATTAATGTACGATACTGCACAAACTCAGAATGGGAGAATGAAAATAAAGTTCGAAGGCGAAGAAGAACTTTCATTAACAGAACATTCTAAAGTTTGGATAGACGAGGTTTATTATGACCCCGACCCAAGTCTATCAAAAATGTCATTAAGAATGGCACAAGGCACCGCTCGATTTGCTTCGGGATTTGGTGGAAAAATTAAAAAAGCAAATATTGAAATTAGGACACCTACTGCCACAATTGCAGTCAGAGGCACAGATTTCACCACAAGTATTGATGAATTAGGACGCTCACTTGTTATGCTTTTGCCAGATAAATGGGGTTCACCTTCAGGAATCATTATAGTATCAAATGCAGGTGGTTCAGTAACTATGAATGAAGCATACCAAGCAACTATGGTGTCGACTTATGATGATTCACCAACAAAACCAGTAACGGTTAATGGTGTAAACATTGGAATGATTGATAATATGTTCATTGTCAGTCCACCTGATGAGGTTTCTGACCAAGTTTCAGAAGAATCAGGTGGTGGAGAAAATGATGCGAATAATATTCTAGATGTAGACTTCTTAGAGTTCAATGATTTGGAAACGGACTACTTTGAAGATGATGAGCTGGAATATACAGAGCTAGATAGAGATTTACTCGACATTGATTTTTTACAAGATTTACTCGATATTGTATTAGACATTGACAAAAAAGTGGGTATAGATAGAGAACGTGCAAAATTCGGAAGTGTTCGATTATCGGGTACTTCTGCAGGTTTCGACAAAGACTCTCAATATAATACAATTATAGATAAGGGTCTTGGTCAAATATGGTTATACAGGGAAGTGAATGGAATTATTTCAATCAGGATTCCCATGTTTGCACAAGCAGATATTAGAACTATAACAGACGAAAAAGAGTCACATATCGTGGTGGGTGATGGTTCGTCTATAAATATTACCATTACACAAACAAACTAGGAGAATATATGAATATACTAGAAAAGTTCCGCTCATGGCATGAAACTCAAATCTTTGGATTTCAAAAAGCTCTGAGACTAGACGATTATTGGATGATGTGGATTTCATTCGCAGAAGGAGTAGTCCTTACTCTATTATTTGTATGGTTGTGTGGTTAATATGGATTTAGGTGCGAAGTTATTAACAGGTGCAGTGGCACTCCTTTGTCTAGGATTATCATTTAAGGCATTTGGTGGTGATGATAACACTATTGCCATAAATCAAGTCACAGCCTCAACTAATCTTGACCTCAGTATCACGCAGGAAGGTTATGATAATCGTGTATTCTTTTCTATAGGTGATATTGATGATTCTTCAATAGATATATATCAAGTTGGAAACAATCAAGAAATAGGTTGGGCAGATGATATTGTTACATGGGGATCAGGTGCAGGTTGGGGTGGTGATATAGACCACGATGACCAAGATGTAAAACTTTGGCAGAACTGTACAAAAGGTGATGATTGTAACACTAATGATATTCAGTTTCATATTTCATATGGAACAAATAATAAGCTTTGGTGGGCTCAAGGATTTGAAATTTCAAGTAGAACTGATACATCTTGGGCAAAGGATAACACTGAAGGTGGTGGTCATTGGGTTACTGTAGATATTCACGGTAATAATAATACAGTTGTAGGACAACAAAGAAATTGTGCAACTGGTGCTTGTGATGGTCATAAAGCAAAAATCTATCTTTATGGTGATAACAATTCTGTTTTCGGTAAACAAAAAGCAGATGGTACAAAAGAATTTTATTTAACCATTAATAACGATGGTAATACCGTTGATTACTTACAAGACGGAAATGGTGAACACAACTCAAACATTACCATAAACGGAAATTATCCAACCACACTTAATATTTCACAACATTCCAATACAACTCAAAATTATACGTTGTCTCAAAATTGTCAAACATCAGGTGGCTGTACAGTAAGTGTCACGCAAAACTAATGAGCATAAAAGCGAAAGCAATACGATTCTTAGAATGGTGTCTAGGTAGGGTAATCAAATGGAAGTAGACTGTCCCGAAGAGTATTATCATTGTCTCAGTGAAACCGAATATGAAGAGTGGGTCACACTTCTAGAAGATAATGAATTAGAAATGCCTGAATCACTTGCACCATTAGGTGACGGTGAAGCTGCAGCTAACTTTGTTTGGAATGTCCTTTTCTTATCCCCAGTAGAATTGTTCTATATCGGAATCTCAATGTCCGTACTTGCATTCTATGGACTATCTATATACTATATGTACAAAAAAATACAGAAGAAATTTTCATGAGTAGTAAAGAAAGGATAGACGATTTTATCCAAGATTACCGTAAGTCAGAAAAGAAAAAGTTTTGGTCAGGGGTAACTTCAGGATTGCTAGCACTTGCATTGATAGGAATATGTTTATACATATTTTTCTTTGCATGGCCAACTATTGAATAATGTACTCTTGGAAAACCGTATTAGTCACGATAGGGTTATTATTTGGACTTAAAATTTGGAACCCATACTTCATAGAGAACATCTCATGGTCGTGGTTTGACTACTTACATAGCACACATAGTGTTCAAGAGTACGATTCCGAATCAGGACTTCCCGAAATTGTTTTGGTCGATATTGACGAAAAGTCAGTAGAAGAGTTCGGACAATTACCATTCCCACGCAAAATATACGCAGATAAACTACTGGAATCACACTGGTCTAACACTTATGTGTTCACGCAAGTGTTCTCAGAGGTCGATAGATTCGGTGGAGACGAGGAATTTGCGACTGCTTTGGTCAATAGATTGTCCATTTTATCGTCAGCACCCACAATTCAGACCCAAAAAGGGTCATCTCCCTTTGTCGGAACTAGTACTTTGGGGTCAGGAGACGCTAAAAACGCAGTGTGGGGGACGCCAGGGGTGCTCAGCCCCATTCCTGTACTAGAGGGAAACACCTATGGAGTAGGGGTAACTACTGCAACTCCTAGTATTTCGGGTACTCCAAACTTCGATGGAACCATACGTTCTGCACCATTACTCATGCAAGCGAACGGACAAATATATCCCTCACTTGCAATTGAAGTGTTACGTGCTTTTAATGACGAAAAATCTTACCAAATGAAAGTCACTGAAGAGGTTGGAGTAGAATGGGTCAGAGTCGGAAGACAACAACCCATATCCACAACACCTCAAGGTGATTTAATGATAAGTTATTGGAACAAGTTTAAACGTTATTCCTTCACTGATGAATTACCTGAAAACGCTATTCTTGTGTTTGGGGTAACCGCTGAAGGATGGAACAATCCAGTTTCAACCCCAATGGGTACAATGTATCCTCACGAAGTACAAGCGAATCTGATACAAACCGCCTTGACAGGAATTCAAATAAAGCAATCCTACTTTCTTGAATTCGTAGAAATTGTTCTTCTTCTGTCAGTTCTATTAATTGTGTTGGTAATGGTTTATAAGCTTCCCACAGCTCTTTCGGGGACATTTTCTCTAGGACTCGTAGTACTTCAGGTGGGTGGGAGTTTCTATATTTGGTCTTCAAGTCTCGTTCTTTTCGATACCTTCTTTTCATCTTTGGCCTCCTTGATTGTGTTTGGTCATGCATCTTTCAACAAATACTATGTTACCTTTCAAGAAAAGCAACAAATAAAGAAGCAGTTCCAAAAATATTTATCGCCTGACATGATTGAAGAACTGCAAAAACACCCCGAAAAATTGAAATTAGGTGGAGATAGAAAGGAACTTTCATTCTTATTTGCAGATATAGTTGGGTTCACCCCTATAAGCGAAGCTTATATGAAGAATGACGACCCTGAAGGTCTAGTGTTATTAATCAATAGATTCCTAGACGGTATGTCAAAAATAGTACTCGCAAATGGTGGAACCATTGATAAGTATATGGGCGACTGTTTGATGGCATGGTGGGGAGCTCCTTTAGATTGTCCTGACCACGCACAAAGGGCTTTAGATTCTGCAATAGAAATAGAACTGTTAACAGAACAAATGAATGTAGAGTTAGAAAGAGAAGGATTAGATTTACCACCAGTAGTCATAGGCACTGGAATTAACACTGGTCAGTGTATCGTGGGCAATATGGGGTCAGAAGAACGATTCGATTATTCAGTTGTCGGAGATGCAGTTAACCTTGCAGCTCGACTTGAAGTGCAAACTAGAACATATGATACACCTATTCTAATGTCAGAGTTCACAAAGAAACAGGTTGATTGTGAATGGCAGTATCTTGACGAGATAAATGTTAAAGGAAAAGAGATTCCAGTTAAGATATATGCACCACTAATTAATAAAGAATTAAGAAAATTAAAGAAAACCCCTTGAAATATTTAAAAAAAACCTTATAATAGGCTTATAAATGGTATAAATACTATTTGCGAATCATTTATTTGATTCGCAAGGGTAGATAAGAAGTACTAGTATTAATTTACCGTACGGAAAAGAAACCCACAACTTGACCCAACCCCTTTCCATGTTTGAGTTAGGGCAGGTCAAACTAGGAGACTAACAGGTCGTGCTGAGTTTCCACTTTAGTATGAACTCTTTAATCTTCAAAAGAGCTTCGGGAAAGAATCTGAATAAGAGACTGGACTGATAACTCGGATTAAAGAGGGCATACGCCTAGTTGCTCATAAGAGGACTAGAACATTAACTTGCTTAAATAAGGAGAAAACTATGACACACTTCGATGATGTCTTCGGAAGATTCACAACGGATTTTCCATTCGCAATCGGTTTTGACCGACACCTAAAACTATTAGAACGTGCAGACACGCACTCTAATGTAAATTATCCACCTTACAATATTGTAAAACACGATGCAGAAAACTTTGCAATCGAACTTGCAGTAGCTGGATTTACCAAGAAAGATATTTCAATCTCAAAAGAGAAAGAGATTCTTGCAATTGAAGGTAAACAAGAGGATGGAGAGGAACTTGAGTATGTCCATAAAGGACTTGCATCACGTTCATTCAAAAGAACATTCACACTTGCAGACGATATAGTCGTTAAAGGTGCAGATATGAAGAATGGGATTTTGAGTGTGTCTTTGGAAAGGATTGTACCCGAAGAAGATAAACCTCAAGAAATCAAAATTTCTTAAAAAACCCCTTACAGATACACCTGTTATGTTGTATAATAGGTGTATCTTTTTATATTATGGAGTAAGATATGTCGAGTGACAATAACGCAATTATGGGACTGCCTATTGACGTAGGTCAAGAAGTTCCTAATGTTGATTTCCCAGTTCGTGTAGACGGAGAGTGGGGTAATATCAACACTACAGAAGAATTTGCAGGTAAGAGAGTAATCATATTTGGATTGCCTGGTGCATTTACACCAACTTGCAGTACCCAACAAGTGCCTGGTTTTCAGGAAAATTTTAAAAAATTCCAATCATTACAGATTGACGGAATTTACTGTATTTCAGTGAATGACACTTTTGTTATGAATGAGTGGAAAGAGTCTTTTGGAGAAACAGATATAACTTTCCTTCCCGATGGAAATGGAGAGTTCACACATAAGTTTGGTGCAGAAGTCAAAAAATCAAATCTAGGATTTGGTATGAGGTCTTGGAGATACGCAGCTATAATTAATGATGGTAAAGTTGAGAAAATGTTTATTGAAGAAGGATTTCAAGACAACATTGAATCAGACCCATTTTTAGTATCTAACGCAGAAACTGTAATGGAATATCTTGGAAACAATCCTCAATAATGTCCCTAAAACAAATTCTATCCGATAATGTCAATTCAAATGGGTTACCTATATTAGACGGCAACCTTTTTGATAAGACTACCAAAGAATATGGTAAGGAAGAATTTCGTCTTGCAGTAGCAGATTTTATTGCAGAAACCAGACCACCATTTCCTTTCAAAGAAATATCATATGAAAGAATGCGTGAAATGTTTCTTGCATTAAAAGATTATGATACTTCAAACTGTATCACACCTACCGATAACCTACAACAAGAAGTCATGGAAAAGTATGACGATTATACTTTTGACTTTCATTCTTGGGGATTAGGTTTAATAGATTGTGCATCTAATCATTCTGATGCATCAAACTTCTTTCACCAAGATTTAAGACTTGCGTGTGGAAGTTATGGTTTCCAACCACCAGTAAAAGTTTGGGAAGAAGGAACCTCTAAAGAAATTTGGAGATGTTTAGGGCCTATTTGGAGAGGAATCAATGGTGTACAAAAAGTACAGGTTGAAGGAAAGGAAGAACTCATGGGTGGAAAGTTGGATGAAAAGTCTTACATTTCTGCATTCAGATTGGGAACATACATTGCAACGCAGTTCAAACCACTTGTTGCAAAATCTATCTATGACAACACTAGGAGTGAAACAATACTTGATACTTCTTGTGGTTGGGGTGACAGACTATGTGGTTTTTATGCAGGGAATTACACTAAAGAGTACATAGGTTGTGACCCAAACCCTGCAACATTTGAACGTTATAAGAAACAATGTATATTTTATGAACGAATTCTTACAGGTGAAGAACCCGACATAATTGAACAGGAAGATTACTTCTCATGTATTGGGTCAAAGAAAGTTGAGATACATCGTTGTGGTGCAGAGGATATGAAATACCATCAACTTCCACCAATCGATTGTGCATTCACTTCTCCACCTTATTTTTCAACAGAGAGATACAACGAAGGTGGTGAACATGAACAAGACCAATCTTGGGCAAAGTTTAACGAGTATAATGCGTGGAGAGACGAGTTCTATTTACCAGTAGCAAAGAAATCATTTGAATCACTTGCAAATAGTGGAGTCTTGTACATTAACATTCTTGACCCAAAAATACATGGAGTTAGATACAGGTCGGGAGACGAAGTTATCAGACACGTTGGTGAAGAATACTTTGACGGTCAAATAGGAATGAGAATCATGCAAAGACCTCAAGGTAAATCTGTATTCAAAGATGAGAATGGAGACTTTGATAAAGCTGCAATGGACGAGTTCATGAAGAAATACTATATTGAAAATATTTGGTGTTTCTCAAAAGGTGTTGCTCGTGATTTTTTTAAAGATGCAAGAGTGAGTACACTAGATGGATTTTTTGAATGAGTTGAGTCCTTTCGAGGCAATTCCCTGCATCGATATAGAGGCATTAAAAACAGTAGACCCTTCATTATTCTTTAATGATATGTGTTTCTATCTCAAACAACCTTCCAGTAAAAAGTTTATAGACTTCTATCAAGAGACAAGGTGTATGAGATATGGACACGAAGGATTACTTCCTTCCGAATACGTTCATGAATACCACAAGATTAAAAATGAATGGCAAAGGAAAGTTGCAACAGTAAGTGTTGGAGAAGACTTAGTCGTCATAGTATTGAAACACGTTCAAATGTTCCAACACATTTACAAACGACTTGAAGGATTACCAATTAGTGCAAGTGGTTCATTAGCAAATGAAGAATTAGTATTCGATGCATTGAGAGAGAATGTATGTAAAAAATTCTTGGGTAATGAAGAAGAATCATTATGGTTAGAAAAGAAAGGATTAGAATTAGATACTGAATTTGAAACCTATAACTATTATTCTCATGTTGATACTAACATGGAAAAAATGAATAACAGGTGGAGAACCAAAAAGGGTGTTAATAGATTACTAAAAAATCCTGAAGTCGCTTATAGAAAATTAAACAAACCTGATATTGCAGTAGAACAAATAAACAATGCATTCTTAAAATGGAAGAGGGACGTTGAAAAAACTAAGTGGTTATCCAAAGGAATGGCAGATGCAATTACCAAATATGAATATTGGAATGACCCTTCAGTTGAATACTATTTGTTTGAATATGGTTCTGTACCTGTAGGATTGATTGTGTACCTTTTAGTAAATGAGAAAATTGGGTATCAATTAGTAAACAAGTCTATTGACCATATGGTATATGAAGAAGAAGTTGATGTACCTGAAGAGGTTAGAAAAAGAATTGGTGCGTATATGCACTATGTAACAATGAAAGATTTACAGGAACGAGAAGTCGTGGATACATTTGCAGGTGGAGCTATGGGGACTAGAAAAGCGTCTTTAGGAATCCACAAAGCAATTATGAACGATAGTTCATTTGGAGTTAGAATTTATGAGTGAAGTAATATATAAAGAAATAGTAAATGGTGTTGAGATTGCAGTTAGAGAAACTCAACAGTGTGTAATTTTAGAGTTCAACGGTGAGTTGAATCAAACTTCACTGAAGAAGAAATATCCTCATGAACTACAAAAGACTTACGCTAAAGAAATAGTTCAAGTGTTAAATTACAATGACCTTCCTAGTACACCTACAGTTTCGCAACGTGCATTAGTTTTAGGAACTGGTGGTGGAGTTATCCCGTCTTACTTACATAGAAATACACAAATGAATATCACTAGTGTTGATATATTTGACCTGAGACATATAGGTGAAACTTATTTCCATATGCCTAATGACGATAGAATTACTTGTGTTGTTGGTGATGCATTTGAGTTCGTAGAAACCTGCACCACGCAGTACGATTACATTTTTGTTGATATATTTGGGCCAAGTGGAACACCTGAACAGTTCAGGTCAACAGAATTTTATGATAACCTAAATAAGATTAACAAGGGTCATATTGCCTTCAATGCATTTGTAACCCAAAGAAATTATGAACATTACATTAAAGGATTAAAACATTCATTCAGTAATGTATTTGAACAATATAAGAGATTAGGACGATATAGTAAAAACCATATCGCATTTTGCCATGACGGATGAACTATTTAATGACGGGGTCTACAGAGTAGTAGAGAACCCCGATGATAAAACTGCAGGTATAGAATTGCAGGGTGGTGAATGGGATGGTCTAGTGTATCAGTACGGCGAAGTGCAAATGGAAGACGACAAACCTCATCTTAACTTCCAAAGAACAATTAGAAGAGTTCCTAATGGAGTAGAACCTAGTGAAGAATACCTAGAAGAATTACTAAATAATGAGGAATTAAACAAACTGATGGGAGACATTTTGGTCGAACTCATCGAACATCAAGTGGAAAAGGAAAAAAATGAACAAAGAGATATTAAAGGAACAGATAAAGAGACATGAAGGAGAAGTCCTTGAGGTCTACGAAGACTCACTAGGATATTTAACCTTTGGAGTTGGACATCTAATTAAAGATAGTGATGACGAACATGGATTACCAGTAGGTACACCAGTCTCACAAGAAAGAGTAGACGCTGTCTATGAATATGATTTTGACAAACACGTTGAAGAAACAATTCATGTGTTTGAATCAAAAGGTGGTTCAGACTTTTATGACCTACCCGAAGAAATTCAACATTGTTTAGTCAATATGACATTCAATCTAGGTGGAACTCGTTTCGGAAAATTCAACAATATGTGGAGTGCAGTTGTTGAAGGTGATTGGAAAAGAATGGCAGTTGAAATGGAAGACTCACGTTGGTTTAAACAAGTTGGTAGACGTTCTATCGAATTACAAGAATCAGTATTAAGTGTTTAGTACTACAGACATAAAGGCAATAAAACTTTTAGGTGGTGAAGTTATCATGGGATATGTAACTGAAACCCTTTTTAGTAATACCGTTCTAATACAAGATGCACAATTATGTGTGCAACAAGTAATTGAAGATAGAATGGAAATTAATCTTGCGCCTTGGTTACCGTTCGCAAGAGAATATAACTACAAGATACCAAAAAAACAAATAGTGACCATTTTCAAGGTCAGACCAAATCTTGAAACTAATTATAAAGTCGCAACAGGAAATTAATATGGCAGATTTACTAAGAGCATTACAAAAAAAATATGAAGGCGATATTGCAGTTCACACTGCAAACATTCAAGTTTATAACGAGAAACCAGCTGGTATAGGGGAACACCCTGATGTAGTTGGTGCAATGGATATGGAAGTTGCAAAACTAGCAGATGCACAAGACAAACTGAACGCAGTAAAAGGATTACTACACCCAACAAGAAGCACATTGACAGAATAGACTTCATTTGATATAATTATATTATGGATTTCTATACTAATGTATGTCGTACTCGTGACAAAATACTCGTAAAGGGTTATCAAGGTAAAAAACAACATATGATGAAGGTCGCATACAGACCTAATCATTATGTTCTTTCCAAAAAGGGTGACACAGCATTCCGTTCTCTTGACGGAAGACCTCTAGAACCAGTTAATCTTGACACTATGGGTGGTGCAAGAAAATTCCGTGAACAATATAACCAAGTCGATGGATTTGAAATACATGGATACGACAAGTATATCTACACCTATATCGCAGAAAAGTTTCAAGGTGATATTGAATGGAACTATAATCAAATCAAAATCGCAACACTCGACATTGAGTGTGAGTCAGAAAACGGATTCCCCGAACCAACTCTCGCAGAAGAGAAAGTCAACGCAATCACAATCAAACCATTTAGACATAACGCACATACCTTTGGTATCGGCCCATGGCATGATTGTCCTGCAGATGTTATCTACCATGAATGTCAGAACGAGGCATTCCTACTTGAAGCATTTATCAAATACTGGCGTAAAGAAAGTTTTGACGTAATCACTGGTTGGAATGTTGATGCATTCGATATGACTTATCTTTGTAATCGTGTTGATAAGTTATTTGGAGAGGGTTCACATAAAAAGTTTTCGCCTTGGAATATGTCAGACGTAAGAGATTACACAAACAATTATGGTAATAAAGTCATGGTGTTCAATCTGTACGGAATCAATGTAATCGATTACATGGCACTATACAAACAAAGAACATTTGTTAATCAGGAATCTTATTCTCTTGACCACATTTCACATATTGAATTAAATAAACAAAAGATTGACTATTCTGAATATGGAAA